CTCGGCGATTGGAAACCGGCGTAAGCACGAATGATAATTTGAAGGTAAATACTCAATTAAGCATCGTTGCGGATGCATATGCTTGGGAACATTTTTATGCCATGAAATATGTGGAATGGGAAGGGGTACGTTGGAAGATCTCTAATGTAGATGTCCAACGTCCCCGTCTTATTCTAACATTAGGAGATGTGTGGAATGGCCAGCAACCGAGTTGAGCTTCATCGATTACTCAAAGCTCAATTTATTGAAACCGAGCCGCATGTCTATTTTCAGCCTCCAGCTAATACTAAATTGTCCTATCCATGTATAATCTATAAATTATCCGATCTTCCAACAAAATGGGCTAATAATCTTCCTTATCATTGGGATGAATCTTATGAAATGACATATATTTCAAAAGATCCGAATGACCCAATGGTAACAAGACTAATTGGCCTTAGACAATTGCGATTTGTTCGCTATTATTCAGCGGATAATCTTCATCACTTTGTCTATATTATTTATGCTTAATAATATTGGAGGTAAATATTATGCCTAATGATGCTTTTACTTTAACATGGGACCAGACTGGCACCAGAAAATATGAAAATGGTGTCAGTCGGGGTGTTCTTTATAAGAAAAACGCCACCTCTGGTAAGTGGATTGGTGTGGCTTGGAATGGTCTAACTTCAGTTACAGAAAGCCCGGAAGGTGCCGACAAGACGGATCTGTGGGCTGACAATATTAAGTATGCTTCTATGCGTGCAGCCGAAACATTTGGTGGTACAATTGAAGCTTATACTTATCCTGAAGAGTTTGAAGGGTGCGATGGTAGTGTGGCTTTAGCGACTGGTGTATACGCTGGTCAGCAGCCTCGTGAAACTTTCCGTCTGTGCTATCGCACCGAACAGGGTAATGACGAAAACCAGAATCTTGGTTATAAACTCCATCTGGTTTACAATTGTACTTGCTCTCCTTCTGAAAAGAGTTACGAGACCATTAATGATAGTCCCGATGCTATTACTTTCAGCTGGGAGTTCGATGCTAACCCCATTAACGTAACCGGCCAGGCGAAAGGTACGGCTCTGATTACCATTGACTCTACCAAGGTTGCTGCTGGTAAGATGACAGTCATTGAGAATAAGCTGTACGGAACCGGAAATGCCGATCCCGAAATGCCTGATCCCGATGATCTGATTGCGCTTCTGGCGTAATCATTAAACGGGGGATACCGAAATCTAAACCTCGGTATCCCTCTTTTTATTATTTTAAAAGGAGCAAAGAACAATGGTTAAGAAGACATTGACTTTTACTAATTTTGATGGTAAAGAAGTTACAAAAGATTGTTATTTTAATCTGACCAAAATGGAATTTCAGGAATTAGACGACTCCATTCCTGGCGGACTGACCCAACTGATTGATAAGATGCTGAGTGAAAAAGACAAGGCTCTTACCGTTAGATTACTGAGTATTCTCCTGTTAGCTGCCTATGGTGAGAAAACAGAAGATGGCCGGTTCGTGAAAGAAGATGCTCATGGTCGTAGACTTAGTGCTTTCTTTAAAGTAAGTGAAGCCTGGGACGTGATGTTTATGAATTTGGTCAAGAATGAACGTGAGCTTAGCGAATTCTTAGTTGGAATCGTTCCGAAGGACATGGCGGACGATGCTCGGAAGGCTATGGAAAACCCTGAGGAATCCATTCAGGCGAGCTTAACGGCTATTAAGAATTCGGAAACATAATGCATGGAGATGAGAGAGCGTGCTAAAAATTGTTATCCCGGGATGGGAAAAGTTTGATGAAACAACAAGTCGAATCATTTCCGTTCCCGATAAAGAGTTGCGTTTGGAACACTCTCTCATCTCAATTTCAAAATGGGAGAGTAAATGGAAGAAACCGTTTTTAGCAAAAGAAAATATGACAATGGAAGAAACGGTTGACTATGTTCGATGCATGACCATTACTCAAAACGTGGATCCTGATGTTTATAATCATATGTCCGTAGACAATATTATGAAGGTTAAGGCATACATTAGTGATCCTATGACAGCAACTTGGTTTTCTAATCGTCAACAAAAAACAGCAGGAGGCTCTAGCGTAATTACATCCGAATTAATATATTGGCAGATGATTGCGCTAGAGATTCCTTTTGAATGCCAAACATGGCATTTAAATCGTCTTTTGACTCTTATTAGAATTTGTGCGGAAAAACAAAAGCCTGATAAGAAAATGAGCAAATCTGCTTTAATGAAGCGCAACCGGAGTTTAAATGCTGCTCGAAAAGCTAAACTTGGATCGCGAGGTTGATTAGAGATGCTCAAAATTAAACACAAAGGTAGTTTTAATAACACGGAAAAATTTTTTAATCACGTTCTGCATCGGGATTATCTCAATATTCTGGCCGAATATGGAAAAAAAGGCGTTGAAGCCCTTGCTTCGAATACTCCAGCACAAAGCGGTAAGACTGCCAATAGTTGGGACTTTGGTATAGATGCAGATAATGGTAAAGTTACACTTTATTGGACAAACAGCAATGAAAACGAAGGCGTTAATATTGCAATCTTACTAATCTATGGTCATGGAACCCAAAATGGTAGTTATGTCGAGGGCATTGACTTTGTGAGTCCAGTTATGAAACCAATTTTTGATCAAATAGCTCGAGAAACATGGGACCGAGTTATTACATAATACAACTGGAAGGAGGCGTCTCCGAGCATGCCAAGTGTGGATACAAGAATTGTCCAAATGCAATTTGACAATCGAGACTTTGAAAAAAATATTGCTGTAAGTCAAGAGAGTTTGGAAAAATTCAAAGATGAGCTCGATTTCGAAGAGCAGGAGGATAATCTAAGAGACTTCGGTGATGCCGTTAAGAGTTTTAGTTTTGACTCAATGGCCGAAAACCTTCAGAAATTGGCTGACAAATTTACGGGTCTTGGTACCATTAGTGAATTAGTATTAAGCCAGATTAGACGTGGCATTGAAACAGCAGCTGCTAAGATCTCTTCGTTTGTTAGTTCAATGACCACTCAACAGGTTTCTGAAGGACAAAGTAAGTTTGATATGTTGAACAAGAGCGTTCAGACGATTAAAGCTGCGACAGGAAGATCTGAAGCTGACGTATATAACGTTATGGATCGTTTGAATAAATATACAGATCAAACAAGTTATAACTTTGCTGACATGGCTCAGAATATTGGTAAATTTACTTCCGTCGGCATTAAGCTCGAAGATGCTGAAATGGAAATGGAAGGTATTGCCAACTGGGCAGCTAGAAGTGGTGCCGGCATTAATGAAGCTAGTCGAGCTATGTACAATTTAAGTCAGGCCATGGGCGTTGGTAGTTTAAAACTCATGGACTGGAAATCAATTGAAAATGCGGGCATGGCAACTAAAGAGTTTAAAGAGCAACTTATTCAAGCAGGACTTGCTGCAAAAACTCTTGAAAAAGATACCAAAACAGGAATGATCAGGACTGCAAAAAGTCTTGGTAAACAAGAAGAAGTTACGTTCATGAATTTAAGCCAAACTCTTAATAAAGGATGGGCTAACAAATCTGTTTTGGAAAGCACTCTAAAAAAGTACTATTGGGAAGATTTATATTACGATGGTACTGAAGCTTTGATTCAACTGGATGAAGATCAGAAAAAGATATTTGACAATATGTTTATTGCTCAAGGTCATATTACCAATAAGGATTGGAAAACCTTAGAAGCGATGGGCATAATGACAAAAGAGGTTAAAGAAAAGCTTTTAGAGCTTGCTGTTACTCAAGGTTCAGTAACAAAAGAAGTTGATAAAGACGGAAAAACAATGTATTCCGTTTTAGATAAAAACAAAAATAAGATAAATTTTACAATCGATGAAATTGAAAAAAGCTTAACTGCTGGATGGTTTACGAAAGAATTAGGAGAGACAGCAACTTCTATTAATGAACTTGCTAAAGAATCTTTTGAAGCTGCTCAAAAATGTCTTACATTTGCTGATGTAATTCAGGCTTGGAAAGATCAAATCTCGACTGGTTTTATGGCTAGCTTTAAGCATATATTTGGTGAGCTGAGTGAAAGCATGGAGTTATTCTCTGCCATCTGTAACAAGGTGGGTGATGCTTTTAGTAAAGTTATCGAAACTATTAACGGTAGTGATACTTCATTAGGCATTCTTGGTCAATGGGCACAGCTCGGTGGGCGAGAATCCCTTTGGGGTTTATTCGTTGGCGAATATGATGGCCTTTATGAAGGAGCCGTTGGAATTTTAGATATCTTCACAAAAATTGGTGATATGATCAGTGAAGGTTTCTGGCATATGGTTCGTTTAATCAATCCTGCAAGTTTGTTAGATGAGGCATTTAATGAAAAGTGGGATATGAATGAAGACTATCGTCAGCAGTTTCTTGCAGAGAAGCTTAATGGCATTACCGAGGGAATTCAAGAGTTTCTTCAGCAGATTAAAGATTTTCTGAATGCAGTACCCACTGGTTCTACAAAATCTAGATTTCAAATGATTCAGGATGTTGTCAATGCCGTTTATGCAACATTTGTACTGGCATATAGCATTGCCAAAAAAGTAATTGGTTTTGTTGGCGGTATTTTTAAGAAACTCGAACCTAGTGCCACGTCTATTCTTGCTTTATTGAGCAGATTAGGCCTAGGCATTTCCGATACTGCACATGAAGCTGCAACTGGCACTGGATTGACTGATTTCTTCGGAAATTTACTTAATGCTTTAACTCCATTAACTGATGCTATTAACAGTATCATTGGCTTGATTACAAACTTAATTACTAAAGTCATTGATCGTGGAACTCAAAATGGAACCTTTAATAAGATTCTGGACTTCCTTGGAAAGCTCTTAACCATTCTTGTTGATGTCATTTCTCGTGTTGCCGGTCCATTTATTGATTTTATTGGTGACATAATTGATGCTGTTAGTGCTCTTTTTGAGGAAGGCATCAATGAAAAGAGTATGACTAAATTCGGAAAAAGCATTTCTGATGCAATTGAGAAGCTACTTAATGGTGTACTTGATGGCATTTTTGGAAGTGACGCGGCTAAGAAAATTAATGAATTCTTTGGCTACGTATTTGGTTTTGATGATGGTGAAGTTGTAGAAGGTGAAGCACAAACTGCTGTTGGCGCTATTAAAATGTGGTTTAAAAAGATATTTGGCGTCTTTGGCGGTTTGCTGGATGGCTTTAAAAATGAAGAAGGGGAATTCACTTTATTTTCATTATTAAAGAATAATCTAGGTTTAGGAGCTGCAGGTAACTTTATTAAAAGCATGACTGAAATCTTTAGTAGCAGTAACATTTTTAAACTTACTAAAGCTTTTGGTGGACTTTTAACATTGTTTAAAGGATTCCAGATGCTTTCTAAAGGAAAAACTATGTTTAAAACCATCGGTGGATTCTTTGAAGGATTAGGGGACAGCCTTAAAAAAGGTATATCTCTAGATGTGTCTGATAAGACTGAAACTGCTGGTGAAAAATTCTTAAAGATTGCGGCTGGTATTGCATTGATTGCAGCAGCAGTTGCCGTTTTAGGCAGCATGAAAATTAGCTCGTTGATTAAAGGCGTGGCTACTGTTGGACTGATCATGCTCTTTATGGGGCTCTTTGTGAAATTTATGAAGAGCACAATTGAAGGTATGGGTCTTGCCGAGATCATTAGTATGACTGCCTCAATTGGTCTTATGGGCATAGCACTTACGGGCATTATTATAGGTATTACTTTATTAGTGCTTGCCTTAAAGCCATTAGCTAATATGCGTATGGATCAAATTGCAACGATGCTTACCGGTTTAGGTGGAATTGTTCTGATCCTTGGCCTATTTGCTAAATATGTATCCGGTGATTTTAAGAAAGTAAAATCCAAGGATATGTTTGCTATGGCACTATTAGCCCTTGGAATTGGCGTATTAGTTAGAAGTTTAAAACCCTTAACTAAAATTTCCTGGGAAGGAATGGCTAAGATGGGTGTAGGATTATTAGCAATCTTATTGATGCTTGCTGGATTTAGCCGTATCATGGGTAGCCTCAAAGGAACCGGTATGCTAAGTGCCATCCTATTAGCTATAAGCATAGGGTTGTTAATTTCTACATTGAAACCATTAGCTAATTTGTCTATGGATGGCATCTTAAAGATGCTTTCAGCATTAGGGGTAGTACTGCTTATGCTTGTAGGATTTTCTACTAGTGTTAAGTCTTTAAAAGGTACAGCCCTAGGTAAATTAATATTATTGGCTGGAAGTATTTGGATATTAGTTGAGGCATTAAAACCCTTGGCTGCCTTTAGCTGGGAAAATCTTGCTAAAATGGGTGCCGGCTTAGGAGCCATTTTGTTAATGCTTAGTGCATTTAATTCTGGCCTTGGTTCTTACAGATTCGGTGAGATGGCAGGTGTTATTGCCGTTGCTGTATCAATATGGGTATTAGTAAGAGCACTTACGCCATTAGCATCTGTTTCCTGGGAAGGCCTTGCAAGAATGGCAGTAGGCTTAATTGTACTCTTAGGCACAATTTATGTATTAATGGAACTTTCTAAGGGAATGAAAATTCGAGAGGGTGTTGCTGCATTTGCCGCATTAGTTCCTTTAGCGGTTGTGTTATTAGCCTTTGGTCTTAGTATGCAAATGATGCAGGGAGTCAAATGGGACACTATTGTAGTTTCCATGATTGCTTTATCTGCACTTCTTGTTGTATATTTTGCCATGGTCGATATGATTAACAGCAATGAAAAATCCCTTATGAAGGGCCTTCATGCACTAGTGGCTATGGTTGGTTTGGCCGCTGTAGTTTTAGTGTTCTCTATGGCATTAAATGAAATTAAGACATTAAAAGTTGATAAGATATTAGCATTTTCTTTAGGCTTGGCTGCATTATTAATAGCTATGGCTGAAGCATTGAAGATTACATCTAAATTGTCTTTATCCGGAGCTATTAAAGGTATCCTTATTTTAGGTGCGGCTGTAGCTGCTATTATGGCGGTCTTATCGCTAGTTATGCCTTTGGTAATTGGTGCCATTGGAAGTAGTTTAGAGAAATTGAGTGCCAAGTTAATTCTGATTTCCAGCATGCTTACATCTTTTATAAGCAATATGTCTGGAATGAGCGAAGAGCAAATCGATTCTGCTAAACGTAAATTTGAATCATTATATAATTTAATTGCCGGTTTACAAGATGTAAGTTCTTATATGCAGCCTTTAGCTAATTTTACGACAATGGTTCGTAAACTTGGAGCAGCGCTGCGTCTATATGCAAATCTGACAGGCAATGTTAAAGGTCCAGATAATGATCCGGCAATTCGCTTGATCGATAAAATTTGTAGTCTAAAAGATCAAATTAATGGCTTTGCTTTAGGAACATTCTCGGATAATATGGCATCCTTAGGTGGAGCTATTTCTAGCTTTGTAAATCCTGAAGGGAAAGCATCTATTCAAGAGGAAGAGCCCATTGCATTAAAGTTACTGAAAAATATTCTTGCATGCAAGAATGATATTCAGGCTTTTAGTGAATTAGATCTTGATGGATTTATTGAAGTTCTTCAAGGCTTAGGTGGCGCTTTATCCTTATATGCTCTTGGTGCTAAGGAAGTCACCGGACTAACCGATGAAGAGTTATCTGCAGATGGAGTAAGCGGTGCGGTTCGAATTATGACGGCTATTAGTGATTCTCTTAATGAGAATGGTAGCTTTAAAATTCCGGATTTACCGAGTGAGGCTGATCTTAAAGATTTTCCGTCTCAGTTAGCAGCATTAGCGAATGCTGTTGTATCATATGCTAACGCATGCAAAAAATTTAATGATGGAAAAGCAGCTGCTGGACTTAAAGCATTGGATTTCTTAGCCGAATTAAATAAGCGTTTAACTGCTGATACCGTTGCAGTTGTAGATGTAGTTACTAAAGAAGTTAAAGTCGGAGTAATGTCTAGATTTGCTACAAATATTAGATTACTCGGTGGTGCTTTATATAGCTTTTATGAAAGTACCAAAGATTTTGGAGATGTCTCTAATGCTACTAACGCACTTAAGTTCTTTAAGCAGTTAAACACTGATTTGACAAAAGAATCTATTAAGGCAACTCTGATATTTGAAGGTACTAATGTAACGCCTGAAACCTTAGGAACATTCTCGGAAGATATTATTGCATTAGGAGCAGCACTCCAGGATTTTGCTAATAATACAAAGTTTGATTCAGATACATCCACCACATTTAATAATGCATTGCAGGCATTGAGAGATTTAATCAAAATGCGCAATGAGATGCCAGATGTAGGTGGTATTGTTCAATGGTTTACAGGTCATAAAGAGGACTTCGGTGAATTAGCAGATGACATTACCGTTATGGGCGCAGGATTAATGAATCTTAGTAATGCCTTAAATGGTGAAATTGAAGGACAAACTGCTAAATTTAATGCTGATGTTGTAAATAGTGCATTAAGTTCTGTTGCATCCTTCACTGAAATTATGTCTGCATTAAGCTATATTCCCGAGGATAAATTAAGAAATGGATTTAGTTATGTTTCGGTTTTAGCTGATTTATTAAATCATCTACAAGATGATATTGTAATTGAATATGATGCATCAACTGGATCTCGTGAAGTATCCTCAGTGTTGGACGGAGTTGCTTTCCTAATGCATCAAATTTGTGAAACCATTGCATATTGGAACGAAAACGGCGAAGAAATTAATATGGATTCTATTGATATGTTCGCCAGGTTTGCTGAAGGGCTTAATGCATTTGTTAATTCGCGCGATCAAAATTATGATTTTTATGGCGTTGGTAGAAACATGGTATTAGGCATTAAAGCAGGAATTTTAAATAAGGATTCGGATGATGATTTAGTTGAAGCAGCCAAACATATGATCAAAAAACTTCATGATGCGGCAATGGCTGAATCTCGATCGGCCTCTCCTTCTAAATTATTTAGAGACACTGTTGGTACATACATTGCATTAGGAGTAGCTGCGGGTATTGAACGTAACACTGATAAGCCTGCGGATGCTGCCGAAGGGCTAATTACAGACACTCTCTTCGGTGCAGAAGGTGCGTTAACATTATTATCTAAATTGATTAATGGAGAGGAATTTACACAACCGACGATTACTCCAATCTTAGACTTAACTAATGTTGAAAGTGGTGTTGCTCGTTTAAATGGATGGTTTGGATCTTCGGGCCTTAGTCTTACGAGTGGGAGCCTTACCATCGATCCGAGTAGAGCAACAATTATGGCGGATACTGCTATGCCCAAAGATTACACAGAAAGCATGCATGATATTCGCCAGGAAATTACAAATTTGAGAGAAGATGTCTCCATGCTTAATGCATCAATAAAGAACATAAAACTTGTTATGAATACAGGTGCGGTTGTTGGTGCCATTGGTCCTGAAATGGATCGATATTTAGGCCAGCGTGGATTTTATTCTTCTCGTACGGATATTTAACAAACGGGGAGGGCTTTCGGTAATCGGGAGCCCTCTCTATTACTTTTATGGGAAGGAGGCATAAAGATGTCGCAAAGTTCGGATTTTCATTCTATTATATTTACCAAAAATAGCGTCACTAAAAATACCTGGAACGATTTTCATTTAATACCTTCTTCTCGTCCAGATGTTGCAATTCCTGCTAGGACATTTAAGTATGTTGATATTCCAGGTCGTGTTGGATCTTTAGATCTTACAGATTATTTGACAGGAGCACCTTCTTATTCAGATCGAAGTGGAACTTTTGAATTTGTAGTTATTAAAGAATATGACGGTCAAATTATAGATAATCGCAGTTGGATTGCTCGAAAAAATGAGCTCCTTAGCTTTTTTGACGGGAGTCAAATGCGTGTTCGTTTAGAAGATGATAATACTCATTATTATATTGGCCGTGTTACTATGGAAACTTGGACAACTGGAGAGGCATTTTCGACAGCGTCCTTAAATTATAGATTAAGTCCAGTGAAGTATAATCTTAACGAAACGGAGGCGGGTATATGATAAATATTTATGGGATTAATCTTGTTATCAATGATACAATTAATCCTAATAGAGTTTTGATTCAAGATGTTCCCGCCACTAATGGTATTCATATTGACAATATTAGCTGTAAAGTAGGTATTGACAGCGCAGGTAGTTTGAGTTTTAGTATTCAACCAGATGAGACCTATTATAACGCTTTTGCTCAAATGACTACATTTATTATTGTAGATTTGGGAGATAAAAATGTTTTTTATGGTCGTGTCTTAACTGTGACTAATGGTTTTTATGGAGAAAGAAAGATTACCTGTGAGGGAGCTATTTCTTTATTATTAGATACTTATTATCCTCCAAAAACAGAAAAAGAGAGAACTCCTATTTCTGTATATGATTATCTTGTTTCTGTAATTAATAATCATAACACACAAATTATTGACCAGCCTGAAAAATTCTTCTTCTTATCTGAAGTGCCGGGGCATTACTCTAATGCTATTCAAAATGAACAGCGTATGGCTAATGAAGAGTTTTCATTTGGAACTTCTAGTTGGTCGCAAACAAAAAGCATTTTGGATGACTTAAAGAGTCATTATGGAGGATGCTGGAGAACCAGATACGAGATTGATGCATTTTCTGACATTGGCCAGTATGGCAAAGGAAATATCGATCTTAATAATCGAATTCCTGTTCAAAATGAAGATGGGTCAATTAGTACTGAATATAGTTTTACAGTAAATATTAATAATGAAGAAGTACTGCTCCCAATGGTGGTAAATGGTCAGCTTGTAGATGAAAATACAGCAATTGATCATTATAATCAAACAGGAGAGTATCTTGGAAAATTTAATAATCCTGATGAAGCTGAATTTTATGCCATTCGGTTACATGAACGACAGGATTGGTATTATAATCATGTTGATTATTATCGAATTTATTTGGATTGGCTTGATCAGTATTTTAATGCTGATATTAATACTCAGAAAATCGAAATTGGAAAAAATTTGTTAAATATTGATGAATCTACGGAAGTAGATAATCTTTTTACAAAAATTATTCCTATTGGCAAAAGTAATAATAAAGATTTATATTTGACAGGTTATACTGTTCAGACAATAAATGGTGAATCTTGGACGATTTCTGGGAATTCAATTGATGTCCCAGATATTCTAAAAGTTTATTCTGAACAAGAGTTAAATGTAGGATATCATTTAGCAGACGATTATCGTTATGCTATTGAAGATTATGGTGTTATTTGGAAGATCATCAACTTTGATGACATGGACACTCAAGAGAAGCTATTTAATGCCGCTGTAAAATGGGTTCGTGATAACTATCATGGATCTATTGAAAAAGTTACAGTCCAGGCTATTGATATGCATCTACTTAGTCAATCCGTTCCTGAAATTTCAGTTGGCGATCGAGTATATTTAAAATTTCCATATGGCCGAGGCCCTGTGCCGCCAATTATAGAACGACTTTTTACATGCCTCGAGATAGATTATGATTTTTATAATCCGGAGAATACCACTTATAGTTTTGGTATTCCTTCTATGGCACTTACCAAGAATTACAGATCCTCCGGGGCATCTACTAGTAAAAAATCATCAAGTGGCGGGTATACGCCTCCTTCGGATGATCAAGAAGCAGGCAATGAATATGGCACCTGGTTTGATGAAGTTCGTTCTTGGCTAAAACGCCATAAAGTTTGGTATAAACATAATGTGCCTGCTAATAAACAAGGAGGTCCATCTTTAATTGACTCATCTGGTCAATCCCATCCTCCTTATTTTTGGGTCTTTGACTCTGAAATGGGTGATGACGGGCGCGGTAAAGTTTTGTTCTGGAGTCCTGTCATTACAGGCATCACAAATGGGGTCATTCAATGGGGGCATGATAATCAGGGTCGTCCTAGAGGCTCTTGGCTCAAGCGACAATATTCAGAAATTACCCCTAAATTGCTTGAGAATCATCATATTTTTGAATATGTGATTTATGAATACGGTTTTGATCTTAAAACCCAGACTAGTACAAAGATGCCGAGTATTATTCCTGATGAGGAAGGCGGTTTTTCTATTTTCTCTGGGATGGAAGATGCCGAGGGTCAGGCTGGATTAGTTAGTAAAATCATTGATTTTGTTAAAGATAAAACTGGTATTGGTGCCAGCGTTTTAAATATTTTTAACAGTGATGGATTAAATATTGCCAAAATCTTGACCGATGATGGAACTTTTTTGTTTGCAGAATTAGATGATGAAGGAAATGTAAAAATTGATCCGTCAACAGGCGAACCGATTTATATTAATGCTCGTGATATTCATCATAGTACGGTTGATTTGAAAGCCGATCTTGAAGAATTAGGAGTAACAGTCTCACTTCTGGATTCTGATGTTACATTAATCGGGCAAAAAGTAGGTGATGAAACGTATGGACTTATCAAGACCGTAGCCGAACAAGGTCAAAGCATTGCCTCGATCTCTAATGATGTTATTTTACTTGGTCAAAATCTAGATAGTTCTGTTGCAAGTTTAACCGCTGATTTAGCAGCGACTGACACTACCGTTTCTGCGCTAAGTTCTGATGTTACTTTAATCGGCCAAAAAGTTGGTGATAGTACATCCGGATTGATTAAAGATTTAGCTGATCTTGGATCAACGGTTACTAGCCTTTCTTCCGATGTTACTATTATTGGTCAAACAGTAGGCGACGAAACTGCAGGTTTGGTTAAGGATTTACGTGACCAAGGACAAACCATTACGGTTTTAAGTAGTGACGTGACTTTAGTAAAGAATGCTGTAATTCAAAAAGCTGAAATTTCAGAGTTAAATGCTTTAAAATCTAGAGTCAGTACATTGGAAGCAGATTATATTACTGCTGATTATTTAGTTGGTAAGCATACTATTGCTGCTGGCAACCTATCGGCTCAAAATTTCTATATCGATACAGGTACCGATAGTGAAATGGGGAGCTATAATCTTAAAAATGCAGTTGCATATGCCAATATTACTGAAAATAATGGTTTATATACGTTGCATTTATATAAAACCACAGGTGGTGAAATTACAAATCCATCTGGTTATAATTTAACTTTTAGGAAAGCCGGCGGACAACCTAATCTTACCTGGACATGGTCTTCCGGCACATATACTGTCCAGAATAATGGAGTAGATGCATTATATACGACTCTAAGATCTATTTCACCAGTTCAAAATAGCGTAGTATCTAAATCCAACAAATGGGTTAGTAGGCCATTTGAAGTGTATTATGGCTCGGATGACGAGCATGTATATTCTACTGGTTTTACATCAACCATTTCCATTAATGCCACTAGTGTTTATAATGATGGCTGGAATGAGTGTAGAACAGCTACTACTATTCCTACTGGGTCTATTGGTGACACACTAGCAGCATCGATTACTGTACAAAAGCCTAAAGTAGATGGATCATCAAGTAAAGATGATTATACATATACATTATCCAAAAATAGTTCTTTTAGGCCATCTGGGACAAGCTCATCAATTAGGGTAGTTGAATTAAAATATGGGTCCACTGTTGTTGCTCGTATTGATGCCAATAGTTTTTACACTGATGGCGTTACGGCAGGAGAAGCTAGTGGGTATACGTCTGGACAAAATAATGTGAGTATTGGTACTCCAAGCTGGGCTACTACTACCGAGAGTAATATTGCAGTTGACACAAATACTGCAACATTTAAAACTACAGCTCCGACTCCTAAATCTAGAGATTTGGTCATCGTTATGTCCAAAGATAGTAGTTTCTCTAGTCATAAACTTTATGCTTATGCTCACCAAATTAATACTAATGCTGGCAATAGGATTGCTAGGATTCAGATTGATGCAACTAGTGAGTATACTGATGGCCAGAGCAATGGTTGGAGCGGGTGCTACGGCACTGTAGGCTTAGATAATACAGCTGATTTAGCTTTAGGCTATGGTGGAAGCGTGACTGTTTATGCACAAGCTAAAGCGTCGAGTGGAGCTTCGTCTAAAACTAATGTGGCTCAGAGAAAGATCACTGCACCTAGTCGTCCAACCGTATCTGGATCTTGGTCAGGTGGTACCTATACGGTGACTGGTGGTTCTAATAATCTCACCACTAAGATATTTGCTTTAACCCCAACTGGATCTATTACAGTGTCGGATAAAGCAGTAAAGCGTACTTATAAAGTTCAATATGGTACAGATGAAACACATACATATGATACAGGGTTTTCAGCTACAGTATCAATTGATGCATCAACGGTATGGCAGAATGGTGTTGATAGTGTAACCGTTACATCTGTTACAACAAATAATGCCAGTTTAGGAGCAAATGATTTGCGGACTATTTGTTCCATTAAAGGTGTTGCTAGCAATGGAGCAACTAAGGCCGCTAATTTTACTTTAGCCAGAGGTACGTACACCAGTGGAAGTAATAGTGATACTCGATGTGTTGTACTTAAAGAAGGTAATACCGTAATTGGCAGAGTTAGCACACAAGCAGACTATGCTGATGGATGGCAAAATAATAATAGTGCTTGGATTGATTATGGAACAGGAAGTAATTTCCAAGGTTCTTTGAGTCCAAAGGCCTATATTAGAACTTTTAGTGCTGACATAAATACCGGTAATCCGAAGTATACGGGAGGATATTGGTATACTGGTAAAGGCTGGTTAGATTATGTGAGTGCACCATCAAGTCATCATGGAGATTTAACCGCTGGCAGTTATGTCGAAGTTGTAATGCTGAATCCTAGTAATGGGGTCTATGCTAGAACTGGAGAGATTTGGCATGTTCCTTCTGGAGGAGGATCTTCGCCATCATACAGTGTGACTATTGATAGCTGTGGAAAATTTTCCAGCAGTTCATCTCCAACTAATGTGCTAGCTGGATGGAATCCGAAACTAGTTAGTAGTTTGCCTGCTAAAGAAGATTATTATTATCGGTATATTAAGTTTAAAGTAGATGGCAAACAAAGGTCATTTTATTTCTCGAATTAATATATGCAGTTTTATAATTGAAAGGAGCAAAAACAAATGATTAATGGAACTGTTACTATTAAAGAAGCAATTGGGATTTCTATTGAAGAGCTTAGAAAAATCAATGTGCCCGCTGACTATTTAGATGCTATTGGTCCGCATCTTTCCGTTGCCTTGAAATATTTACGGCAGGTTTCTATGAAAATGGATGAATTAGAGGCTGTGGCACAGACTGCTCAAAATCCTTCAGCAACTAAAGCTAATGAAGAAGAGCCTGAAGTGGAAATAGTTGAAGTTGGAGAAATTGAGCCTGAAGCTATTTCTGAGTAATAATAAGGAGGATAATGGAGATGTCTGAAAAGACAATTAATAAGCTTATTTTGGATGATGGAACGGTTCTGGATAATTGCGAATGCGGATATTATAATAGAACATTGTGGTGTTATTTAAAAGGCTTCTCTTTTAATGAGGCATTTGCATTATTCTCCGATCCTAATTCCTTTAAAACACTAACATTTGAATTTGGCATTGATTCTTATAGGAAACAAATTATTTATAAGGGACTTACTTCTTTAATAGCCATTGAAAAACATGAGTTCACAATTGATGTTCGGCTTGAGGGTACGGATATCGTCATTGAAGAAAAAACAATTTCGCCTGAGGCGAATACAGAGGAGGAATAATTTTATGCAGGTCAATTGGAAAGTAAGGTTTAAGAATAAGGTTTGGCTTGGTAGTTTTTGCAGTCTGGTTATTGGTTTCATTTATAGTATCTTAGCTATGTTTGATATTTTCCCGGCTGTAACACAAAACTTGGTTGTGCAACTGCTTAACCAGGTTCTTACGTTCCTTGGTTTAATTGGTGTAATTGTTGACCCAACTACAGCTGGTTTGAATGACAGTGAACGTGCTATGGGCTATGATGAGCCTTGGGATGACAATAAGCCTATCGATCCGCAAGAGGAAGACGCATAAATTTGCATTTTCTGTAGAAAGGCGGTGTCCCTCAAGTGATTACTGAAACATCTAAAACGATCGGCCGATGGATCATTGATAATCTCGGAACCATCGGCTGGTCACTTCTTATTATTCTGTTTTTATTGTCATGCTTTTTTAAGCTTACCAAAAAAGAGATTGACCCACTGGGATGGGTTCTTAGTCTCATTGGAAAAGCCTTAACTAAGGATGTGCGAAAAGATATTTCTGATCTTAAAATAGAGACTGAAAAAAAATTTGAGGAAATTAAGAAAGAAACAGATAATAAAATCGAAGCTATACGTATTGATATTGATCGATTTGAAGACTCAACAAACCAAATTGTAGCCTCCGTCAACGATAATGTTTCCAATATCGCTATAGCTACAACTAAAGGAAATAAGTTACTGAAAGATCGATTAGATAAAATGGAGAAGTCTAATGACATGCAGACAGTTCGACAAATTAAAGCACATGTATTAGACTTTGCAAATAGTTGTCTTAATAAACACAGACATACCAAGAAAGACTTTGATAACATCATTAAAGAAAATGAAGAATACGAGAAAATGGTAAAGAAGTATCGTTTGAAGAATGATGTTTACAAAGAGGACTTCGATTTTATTATGAAAGTATATCATAAGTGTTTGGAGGAAGGATCATTTTTAAAGGAAAGCGATGTTGAAGTTTAATGTGGATAAGATGTAATCCAAATCCTAAACATAAAGAGGTAGCAGATTGTGTAATACGAGCAATTTGTATAGCTCTTAATCGGCGTTGGATAGATATTTATGATGATCTTTGTGAATTGGGTCGTCGTGAAGCTAATGTACCAAATGCCGATGCAGTATGGGGAAAATATTTATATCAACATGGTTTTCGGCCCTTCCTTCTTCCTCAATCTTGTCCTGAATGTACTACTATTTCTTTGTTCTGTGTAATGTATCCTAAAGGCACTTATATTATCGGGACTGGAAACCATGCAGTCGCTATTATTGATGGCGATTACTATGATAGTTGGGATTCTGGAAACGAAATACCTAGTTTCTTCTGGAAAATAGTATCTTAAAATATTTGTAGAAAGGATTTATGATATATGCCTCCGTATTATGTGCCATCTAGTTTATATCAGGTTCCATCCGTAGCTTCATACAATGGAGTATCTGGGGCAAACTATATGGCTATGTCTCAGCAAATGAATCCAAATATCGTTGATTCTGAACTTGTTATGAAATGGGTAGAGGGCGAAGTAGGCGCAAAAGCATTTAATATGCCTCCGGGATGGCCGGCTAATCGGCCTATTCCCCTTTGGGATAGTACCGATACAGTGATCTGGCTTAAAAGTTGGGGACCTATAGGAATTCCGAATCCTATGCAAAAGATAAGATATAAAATGCCGGAACAGCAATCTTATTACATTCCTACGATGCAACAATCTAGTGGAGCATCTTTAGTTTCAGAAGATTCGACGAATCATACAAATGATCAATATGCAACTAAAGAAGATTTAGTGGCGATTCGGGATGAAATCCGTTCAATGCTGCAAACTAATCAGAATATGCATTTAAGTCAGCCGGCTCAAAACAATCAAAATGGAAGCCGTGGTGATAAGAAATGAATCCGCTTTATTCGATGCTCATGAATCAGCAACAACCTGTACAGCAATATCCATCTATGCAAATGCCAGCCTTTTCTAATCCAATTCAAAAAATGAATTATATGGTACAGGCATTAAAGGATCCGGTACATTTTGTTTTACAGCAATTTCCTGATATTCCCGAAAATATTGCGAATGATCCAAATCAAGTTTTGCAATATCTTCAGAGGACTCGAAATATTTCAAATGACCAAATTTCCAGAATTGTAAACCAATTTCCAAGGTGGTGAATATATGGCTACTGTAACTAACTATAAAGTTATTTCAACTGAAGCTCTTATTCAGAAATTTCAACAGGCTTTAGACGAAAAATGGGGATATATTTGGGCAAAAGCTGGTGAAAAGTGGACAGCAGCAAAACAGGCCAATCTTGAAAAGACCACTGATGCTAATCGAGAGATGGGTCGAAAATATGGCAAAAAATGGATTGGCCATAAAGTTGCTGACTGCAGTGGACTATTTAGCTGGGCATTTAAACAACTTGGTAGCTACATGTACCATGGTAGTAATACTATTTGGAACAAATATTGTGTAGCGCAAGGAAAATTAGTTAATGAGCAGCGAACTGATGGACAAGTTTTGAAGCCAGGAACTGCTGTGTTTACTTATAATAAAGTAAAGAAAAATCGCGGGCACATAGGTTTATACATCGGAGATGGCTGGGTTATCGAAGCAGAAGGAACCATTAAGGGCGTAATTAAGAGCAAAATCACAAACTCAAAATGGGTTGAATGGGGAGAGCTTAAGTACGTTGATTATTCTGCGTCTAACATCGCTATTAAACCAGCTACTCCTGAGCCTAAGGCTAAAACATATCCTACATTAAGACGCGGTGCTAGAGGAGAAAACGTTCGTTTATTGCAGACCATGTTATCAAAAGATGGCTCCACATTAGTCATTGATGGTATTTTTGGTCCTGGTACGCAAAGCGCCGTTAGAGCTTTCCAAAATCGTTATGGTCTGAAAGTTGATGGCATTGTCGGACCTCAGACTTGGAAAAAGCTTAATACATTATATGGTTAATTAGATTGCCTCGTCTTATAGGCGCTTGAAATAAGACCGGCCGGGTCGGTGTTTGCTCCTTTCCACCGATCCGGTTTCTTTTCATTCAAAATGGAAGGAGAAACAGCCGCCGAGTTATACGGTTATTTTTCTATAAGGAGGAAAGTCTATGGCCGATATTTCAAGGATGACATTACTAGATGGTACTGTTGTCAATTTTAAGGACGCGGCTGCTCGAGCCGATCTGCAAAATAAGGCCGATAAGAGTGACACTGTCTTACTAACGACATTAAGTCGCGATCGCAGATCAAATACTACCGTTGGAAGTGGGTCTATTGCCTTTGGCGAGCAAACAACAGCTTCAGGAGCCACGTCTGCCGCATTCGGACGTTATACACAGGCTACAAACACTAGTTCATTTGCCGAAGGTTCTTTTTCCGAGGCTTCAGGCCATTCTGCTCATGCCGAAGGTTTATACACAGTTGCCTCTAATCAAGGTACTCATGCAGAAGGTGATCATACCCAAGCAACAAATTCGGCTGCTCATGCGGAGGGAAAAAATACTAGTTCTTCTGGTATGGCCTCCCATGCTGAAGGATATTACACTTGGGCTAAAGAAGATTATTCTCATGCAGAAGGATATGAGACCCAGGCTAAAGAAGATTGTGCTCATGCCGAGGGCTATTATTCTCAGGCAGTGGCTATTAATTCTCATGCCGAAGGTAGATATACTTATGCTAGTGGAAATAATAGTCATGCCGAAGGTGATACGGCATATGCTTCAGGTGCAAGTAGTCATGTTGAAGGCTGTGGTACGTTAGCTTATGGCTATACATCTCATGCTGAAGGAACTGGCGGATCCTTTATGTCAGGAATAACTTCTTATACTTCTGGAGCATATGCTGAGAGCTCTCATAGTGAAGGTTATAAAACCTATTCTGCAGGGACTGGGTCTCATTCAGAGGGTGGTCAAACTTTAGCAATGACAAACTACGCACATGCTGAAGGTTTTAATACACAGGCCCTTGGTTATAATGGCGCACATGCAGAAGGTTCTGGAAGCATCGCTGCACAAGACAGTACTCATGCTGAAGGGTCTGGAACACAGGCATTAGAAGATGCAGCCCATTCTGAAGGCACATCTACAATAGCTTCTGGTGTTTCCTCTCATGCTGAAGGGGGTCACACAATTGCTAGTGGCACCTCCTCTCATTCAGAAGGTGCTGATACTACGGCTAGTAGTTCTGGATCGCATGCGGAAGGTGGTGGAACTACTGCTAGTGGAATATGTTCTCATGCAGAAGGGTCTGGATCCACAGCATCTGAACGGGCTGCCCATGCTGAAGGCAGTAGTACAACTGCTAGCGGTGATAGTTCTCATGCAGAAGGCAGTGGAGCTCGTGCCACAAATACAGGTGCACATGCTGAAGGCGGGGGTACTTATGCCTCGAGTACTTATGCTCATGCTGAAGGTAGCGGGTCAACAGCATCTGGATATGGTGCACACGCTGAAGGTAACGGGACTATAGCCTCCGGACAAGGTGCCCATGCTGAAGGTGGCGGAGCACAGGCTATTGGCGGAAATTCTCATGCTGAAGGTAGTGGGTCTAGAGCTCTTGGAACTTATTCCCATGCTGAGGGTGGTGGAACTACCGCTAGTGGAAATTGTGCACATGCTGAAGGCGGTGCTACAACTGCTTCAGGGTTTGCTTCGCATGCCGAGGGCAATGGAACAATCGCTGTAGGTGCAACGAGCCATGTCGGCGGTAAGAATAATATTGGCGATAGTTATGATGATATTAATTGGCCAGAATGGGTATCAGGCAATGAATACCATACTGGCGATAAATGTAAAAGAACGATAACTGAGAATGAAGTAACCACAGTTACTGGCTATATCTGCTTAGCCGATAATACAGATACTGAATGGGATAGAACTCATTGGGAAGATCAAGTCGGTGAAATGAATTTTGCCGAAATTATTGGTAATGGTAGATCTAGTCAGTCACGTTCAAATGCTCGTGTTCTTGATTGGAGCGGTAATGAACGTCTTAAAGGTAATCTTTATGTTCATTGCAATGCTGATTCCACTGGCGGCACTAGAGTTGCCACGATGGAAGACATTGCTGGTTTGGATTTAGATGATCTCTATCATATCTGCACAGCAAATGAATATGATGTAAATACCTTTGTTCCTATTGTTCAGAATCCGAGTAGTAAGAAATTTTATCTTGTTCCTAATCAAAATGGAAGTAGTCCTGATCTATTTACAGAATGGATTTACAAAAATAATGCTTGGGAGATCTTTGGATCTGCTCGTATTGATATTTCCGACAAGGCCGATAAACTTGATACTGTCCTTTTGACTACTTTAAGTCGTGGCCGTACTGGATTAACCACTGGAGTTGGTTCTTTTGCTTTCGGTTCGGATGTAGAGGCCAGCGGTGATTATTCTCATGCTGAAGGTACATATACTATCGCAAGTGCTTGGGCATCTCATGCTGAAGGATATTCTTCTCGTGCTACAGGATTTACGTCTCATGCTGAAGGTTATTCTACTCAGGCTTCAGGAGAGTATTCTCATGCCGAAGGTAACGGATCAGTTGCGTCTGGTAATCAGGCTCATGCCGAGGGCCAATATACTACTGCTTCTGGCAATTATTCTCATAGCGAGGGTAGTTACACTGTAGCTTCGGCATATAATGCTCATGCTGAAGGTTCTTCTAATCGAGCAACTGGATATTATTCTCATGCTGAAGGTAATAGTAATGAAGCATCTGGTAGGAGTGCACACGCTGAAGGTAATGTGACTTCTGCATCTGGTAATCAGGCTCATACTGAGGGGTATCATACTATAGCTGCAGGTGAAAACTCTCATGCTGAGGGCTATTATACTACAGCTTATGGTGCCCATTCACATGTTGTGGGTGCTTATAATTCCCATGATTATCATACAGATATTGATTTATGGGAATCTGGTCATGAGTATCAAGAATATGACGATGTTCGGATTGTTGATTCTCAGGGTGTTGAACATTTATATCAATGCCATGAGCCTAATAGTGATACCGAATTTGACCCAGAAAAATGGACCGATAATACTGAAATGTTGAGCGGCAGAAAAACTAAATATGTTGAAATCGTTGGTATTGGTACATCCGATAGTGATGAATATCGCAAAAATGGACGTACTTTAGACTGGGATGGCAATGAAGAAATTGCTGGTAAGTTTAAAGCTAAAGGCATCGCTCTTGGTGATTATGCTTTTAATATTGGAGCCAACACCATCGCCATGGGTATTGGTTCTACTGCTAGTGGTAATGAGTCGATTGCTTTTGGTAGTGGAGCAACTGCATCTGGATATGCTTCTCTTGCTCAAGGATATGGATCAACTGCTAGTGGTATTTGCTCTTATGCTAAAGGTTCTGGCACTAATGCCTCAGGTTCTAATACACTTGCCTCTGGTAGTGGTGTCATAGCTGAAGGTGCAGATTCTGCTGCTTTTGGCGGTGGTACTAAAGCAATCGGTAATCAATCCTTTGTAACTGGGGCTAGTACTACTGCAAATGGATTTGTTCAGTTCGTTTCAGGTTATGGTAATGTTGCAGATATTATACCCGACTACGATAATTGGAATACATGGGAAACTGGTCATTCTTATTCTGTCGGTGATACAATTAAAATCGACATTACATATCATGCTAATGAGTCATATAGTACTACTGGAACTTATTACTTTGAGTGCATTGAAGCCAATTCTGATGCCGAGTTTGATATTAGTAAATGGAAACAGCATCACTACAAACAAGGTAAATATATTCATATTATTGGCAATGGCATATTTGATCCAAATACAAATAATTTTGTTTCATCAAATGCCTATTCTCTTGATTGGGATGGTAATGGCCATTTTGCTGGTGATGTATATGTAAATTGCAATCCGGATGGCACAGGTGGAGTAAAGCTTGGAGTATCAGCTGTTGATGATGTACGTATTGATGGTACGTCGATTCTTCAAAATGGTATAGCCAATATTCCTCAAATGGCATACGGACAATTCGGAGTTGCGCAAGTATCTCAAGGTGGAAGCACAGGCATTGACATCAATACAAGCACTCACGAATTACGTACAAGATCTGCGAGTTCTGTAATTATTAAGGCAGGCAATGATTCTTACAGACCAATAACTCCAAATTTGCAACACGAGTCGGCCTTCTATGCTCTCGCTAAGCTTGCTGGCGCAGACATGAAGGATTCCAGCAATGTCGTAGGAACTTATACGGACGAAGCCAAGCAAGCCATCCAGAAACTCTTTGGTCTCGATGGCATCCTGGGCGACTTCGAGAGCTCGGCAGCAGCCAGCAAAGCCTATACAATCGGTGAAACGTTTATCTATAATGGTAAGCGCTATCGAGCAACTGCTAACATTGCTATAAATGATATTATTGCTCCAGATATTAATTGCGTATTAAGTCCCCTAGATGGCATTTATATTACGAGCGCAGATATAGCATCTGTAAACACTCCAGGCTTAGTGAAAGTTAATTCTCAGTACGGTGTCATGCTGAATGATGGTACATTGACAATTCAGCCGGCAACTTCTAGTTTTATAAAAGCTGGAACAAATACTTTCTATCCGATAACTTCGCATCTTGCGAAAGACGCGGCATTTTATGGCTTAGCCAAAGCCGCTGGTGCAGATATGAAAGACAGCTTTAATCCTGTAGGTACATATACTGACGAAGCTAAAGCGGCCATTCAGGAAATGCTTGGCCTTACTATGGCAACCGAACAGGATGTCATGGAACTTATTGCATTATATCCTAAGACGTGGGGGGTGAGCGTATGAGTCTTGGTAACGAATTGATTACTCTTGAAAAAGCCAATCTTTTGTATAAAGATCTCCGGGAGCGCTCTGCCCCCGTTATTTTTAACAGCGCTGTAGGAAATCCCGCAGTTTTCTCAGATGGTGCTGATGGTCTGCCTATCCAGAGCCTGAAAGCACATCTGCTTCCGAGACAGGAGGGGACGGGGGATCCTTCGCCGGAAAATATAAGAAGCATCATTCCGTGGAATGGGTTATCAGTAAATCAATGTACAATAAATCTGTTTAATGAAGAGCAGTTACTTGTGGATGGCATTTCTTTTGTGGATGGGTATTACACAGGTACAAGACAAGCATTTTATGTTGCTTTTGGTAGAAATGGAAATAAATTTGCATTGCCTCCGTTTAAACCTAATACTCAATATACATTAACTGCAACTGGGAAAAATAATACGGACACAGGTGGGTCATGGATTGTAATTCATTATACAGATAATTCAACAAGTTCATGGATTAAGATCGAAGGTATCGAAGAACAAACAAAAACCGTTACGACAAATGCTGGTAAAACAATTTCACACATTGATTTCACGTATCCGAGGAGTAGTGATACTGTTCTTTCGATCAAAGAAATTATGTTTGAAGAAGGAACGATGTCATCTGCATACATCCCTTATCGGCCGATCACCGACACTGATATTGTTTTCCCGTCCCCTGTGTATGGTGGAGAGCTTGAAGCGGTGAGTGGGAAGTTGATGGATGGATGGAAAACACAGACATTTGATGGTTCGTCAGATGAAGTATGGTATTTTGTAAGGGTTGGAACAACAGAATATTACAGAGCATATATCAATATGCCGGATGCAAGACAGTCAAACGATATTGCAATTTTGGCTGATTCATATAAAGCAGTATCTTTCGACGACAGGAATTATTCAAACAAAATGTGCTTTATGGGGAATGAAAGTGAAACACCTATTATTTTCGCCCTTGTTACAGATTTAACAACGATCGAAGCATTTAAAGCATATCTTGCAGAAAATCCATTGACTATTTGCTATCAACTTGCAATCCCTGTTGAAGTCCAACTCACTCCCTCCCAGCTTAAAACACTTCTTGGAAATAACACCATTTGGTCAGATGCCAATGGTGGTATGGAAGTTGAGTACCGTGTTGATACGGAAAAATTTGTTGAAAAAGCGCTAGCAGATATTCCAATAGCTAGTGCTTCTGTATTAGGTTTGGTTCAGCCTCGTGGCAATGCTGGAATTTATGTTACGACACAAGGTAATCTTTGTACAGACAAAGCAAGTCTTAATGGTATAAAAGCTGGAACAAGCGCTTATAATCCAGTAGTTCCTGAACTACAGCATGCTTCTGCCTTCTATGGCCTTTCTAAAGCTGCTGGCATAGACATGGCTCAGTCTTCGAATCCTGTAGGTACGTATACTAGTGCTGCTAAGCATGCCATTCAAAACATGATCGGCCTTAGTGGTATCTTAGGTGACTATGAATCTACTGGAACAGCAAATAAAGCTTATGCTATTGGTGATACCTTTATATTTGAGGGAGCTCGCTACAGGGTAACCACGGCTATTGCTATCGATGATGTCATTGCTCCTGGGACGAATTGCGAACTTGCACCGATTGATGGGCATTATGTCAGAGATACGGATTATGCGACATCATCTAAAGCAGGTGTAGTGCAAACTGCTTCATGGGCTGGTGTCGAAATGAATGGTTATCAACTTCGTATTTTCAGAGCATTAGAATCGGACATAAAAACAGGAACTCATGCATACCGTCCTATTACTCCGTCTTATCAGCATGAATCGGCATTCTTCGGTCTCTCAAAGGCCGCTGGCATTGATCTTGCTAATGTTTCGGATGTTATAGTTGGCACGTATCCGCAGGAATCTCAAACTGCCATCCAAACTATGCTCGGTGTTCCATCCACTTCTGATCTTCCAGTCTTTGCAACTAAAGCGGAAACTGAAGAGATTATTACTGAGTGGAATGGTGATATCATTCCTAGTGCTCAGGGGGTGAGTTTCTAATGGCCGATTATAAAACTAATACATCGGAACTCACCGCTGTAGCTAATGCTATTCGAGCAAAAGGAAATACAGATTTACCTCTAGAGTATCCGGAAGGTTTCATTAATGCTATTAGCAATATTTCATCTAGTGGTGCTCCTGCTAAGAAAGATGTTAATTTTATCGATTATGATGGAACATTGCTGCATAGCTATACAAAAGATGAAATCAGTTCTATGTCTTCTGACAGCGATCTTCCTGCAAATCCATCGCATGGAGGCTTGACAGCACAGGGATGGAACTGGACATTGGCTCAAATTAAAACACAGTTACTGGCAATGCCCGATACACCGATTACTGTTGGGCAAATGTATATTACACAAAGTGGCGCAACGGAAATTGATGTTATTATGCAAGAGGGCCGATTAGAACCGATTTTAACCGTTTGCGTTAAAGGAACAATTACCATTGATTGGGGAGATAATACAACTCCGGATACTGTAGCAGGAACATCATTAACGAAGCGCCAAGCCGTGCCTCATACGTATGCACAAGCAGGGGCTTATACAATCAGTATAAATGCAACCGGGGACAATCAGTATAGTTTTTACGGGTCAACTTCATATTCATTATTGCGAAAAAATGCATCGGATAATGAAAATAAAACATATTCAAGTACTGTACAAAATGTCCGAATCGGCAAAAATATATCTCTTGATGGCTATGCATTCCATAATTGTTTCTCTCTTTTGACCATTACCATTCCTAAGGGCATAACAAGTATTGGAAGCTATGCATTCAGTAATTGTTATTCTCTTGCAAGCATTGTAATTCCAGATAGTGTAACAAGCATAGGAACAAATGCGTTTTATAATTGCCATGCTTTATCAATTGTTGCAATATCGACTAGTGTAACAATTATCAAAAATTATGCGTTCTATAGTTGCACTTCTCTTGCAAACATTGAAATTCCAAATAGTGTAACAAGCATTGGAAATAATGTGTTTAGCTTATGTCAATCTCTTACAAACATTGTGATACCATATGGAATAGCAAGTGTTCCAGACAGCATGCTTCAGAATAGCTTTTCCATTGTAAATATCACAATTCCAGATAGTGTAACAAGCATTGGAATATACGCATTTGGTAGTTGTTATTCTCTTACAAGCATTGAAATACCTGATGATGTGACAAGCATAGGGAACTATGCATTTAGTAATTGCTATTCTCTTTCGAGTATTACGATACCCGATGATGTGACAAGCATAGGGAACTATGCATTTAGTAATTGCTATTCTCTTGCGAGCATTGTAATACCAGATAGTGTAACAAGCATAGGAAATAATGCGTTTAGCGGTTGCTGGGGTGTCGCCGAATATCATTTTTTAAGCACCACGGTTCCAACAGGAGGAACTAATATGTTCGGCAGTATGCCTTCTGATTGTATTATCTATGTTCCTTATTCGGCAGACCATTCAATCCTGGAAGCATATAAGTCAGCTGCAAATTGGTCTACTTATGCCTCATATATTCAAGAAGAACCTGCATCGTAAAGGAGGTGTGAAAAATGAGTGTAGCTAATAACAAAGATAAAGCCGTGAATCTTGAGGATTTGCAAGTAATCTATGATGATTTACGTAGTCGTATAGAAAACAAATTTTCAGAAGCTGGTGCAACGATTGTTGAGAATATTACTTCAACTACTCCAACAATTATTGGCTTACCTAATGTGCGTTACATATGCGAAAATTTGATAAGTGAACTCTCTATCACACCTCCAGCAGTAGGTTCGATCACTGTTCGGTTTACTGCTGGATCTAACTGTATTGTGGTTCTTCCTCAGACCGTGAAGCTTCCAGTGTGGTTTGATATTTCCAGCCTTGAAGCCGAAACCACATATGAAATTATTATTACTGATGGAGTGTACGGAGGGGTGATGTCATGGGCTTAAGTTATACTGTGTCCGGAGACATCGCTTCCTTCCGGACTCCTTCAAGAGTTCCGATCGAGAGTCTGAAGTTTCATTTTCTGCCGAAGCAGGCTGCTGGAACACCTTCGCCAGAGAACCCTATTCCGATTGAAGGATGGACGGGGTTGAATGGTCGTCAGGAAGGGAAAAACCTGATTGACCTTAATGCTCTTACTGGTGATAACAAGGTTTGGTGGAAAGGATCTGTTGTAAGCGGATATCCAAATCATTGCGTTACTCCGAAAATTCCTGTAAAACCCGGTGTTGCATATCGGCTTAATCGAAATAGTGGACAACATGGTTATCTATGCTATTTCGATAAAAATGGAGACTATGTAGATCAGAAAACGTGGGATGATTATACACCATCCAGAGTTATACCGGATAATGTATATTTTGTTGGTATAACTATAGGAACACAATATTTAGATAATCCAAAGCCATCATTTACTGTTGGATCTCAGGCAACCGAATATTCTGATTATGTTGAGCCCAGACAAATTCCAATAACTTTCCCAGACGGCGAAACAATCTATGGCGGTTATATTGATCCTGTAGCAGGTGAGATTGTGGCTGAATATTATTTAGCAAGGGCGAAGAAGACCGACTTTGGAAACAAGTCTACGCCAAGTGGTACCGGACGGGATTATAGACAAACTCAAAGTATTTTCCCCAAAACCGATTCTGGAGTAGAATGGGCCATTGCTCGACAACAGCAAAAATTTAATCGTGGAATAATTGCTAATCCGTGGTCTGAAGCTTCATATGGAGAGAACATAGGAGTTATTGTTACCCAGGATTCAATGAACCCCGTAATAACTTATATGCGTATATCCGAAGAAGTTTATCAAGCAATGAGCGATGACGATTATGCTGAGATAAGTTATAAACTGAGAGAACCTATTCATATTCCAATTCCTGCTGAAGATATGAAAGCCTTCCTCGACCATAATAATTTCTGGTCTGATGCGAATGATATTACGGAAGTCACGTATGCTGTAACTGAGTCAAAAGCTATGCTAGATGCTCGTAAAAAAGCTATGGACTTTGATATGGGACATCATAAGAAGGTTAAGTGGAATCAGCTTGCAAAACCTATTAATGCAGAGAACTGGAAAGTATACAGTGAAAACAAAGCGTCTGTGAGTTTCGATGATGACATTGTCACAAGGACAACCATAGATACTACATCACAACGATATACCGTCAGCGTTGTTACAAAATATTATTTCTCTGAATATAAAGATCATTATTATTATGTGAACTATGATGTTTATCACGAAGGACAAGAGGGTTCTTATGCATATTTTGTAAATATTGTCGGTAATACGTGGACAGCGCAAACAAAGGTATATTCTAATACTTGGACAACACTTAAAAATATCAAACAAGCGCCTTCTGGCTCCTTAACACGTATGATGTTTATATGCTATACATCGTCGGATAATATACCTATTGGCGATGTCACAAAAGGCAGAAAACCAATTCTCATTGACCTAACAGTTATGTTCGGAGCAGGCAATGAGCCTACAACCGTAGCAGAATTTGAACACATCTGTGATCTCAACGGTATTGACTTAACTACTTATCAGCCTTATGATTCCGGTTCGGACAGATGGCTGATTATACCCTAATTTTAAAGGAGGAACTTTACAATGGCAGAACTTCATTATTATGCTCAGAGAAAATCTATTAACGGTGAGGGCGTCCCGCAGACCCCTCTAAACTATTATGGTACGCGGCGCGCTATGGAACGCCAATATTGTCTGTTCAGAGCTAATGCTTTGAGTGGCGACGATTTTGTAAACCAGATTGATGCTATTGAGTGGGGTACTCTGGAAAACGGTTCTGTTGAGCGGATTGTTTACGTGAAGGAACCGACTCCTGAAACTGAACCAGAAGGTGAAGGCGGCGAAGAGCCTACTGAACCTATCGAACCAACTGAACCCACTGAAGGCGAGTAATGTTAAATAACATTTTTGACTTAACAACTGAACCAATTGAAGGAACCATTTTTGTATACCACTTTGCCCACTTCACAGACGGATCTGTGTATCGAACAATTAATTGCCCAGCTACGAGTGAGGGTTTTCCATCAACTGATCATTCGGTGAATGCAGAGTATATCCGGAAACATTGGGACAAAGTTGTATAAAATCAAAATGGAAGTAAATTTGTGGCACAAATGCTTTGTAGCAGTCACAAATTTATTGGACGTCATAAAGCCAGCGTCTTTAAATAAGTGGCTTTAAACTTTTGCTATCTTTGCGGTTGTCTTAGTGGCCACGAACTGATAATTCAGGAGATAAACGCTTAGATAAATATTATTTTCGGAGGAATTTGTTTATGACAGATTCTACAGGCGTATATGCCCGTTGGCCCCGCAAACTATGGTAATGGTATGTTCGACGGTAATGGTGCTTGGTGGATCATTGTTCTGCTTGCTATGATGGGTTGGGGCAATGGATTCGGCGGTTATGGCGGAGGTGGAAATGGCTTCCTTGGTGCTGATGTACAGCGTGGTTTCGATCAGAGTGCTGTTATTAATGGCATTAATGGAATCCAGACTTCTATTTGTAATGGCTTTGCCAATGCTGAATCTGCTGCGGCTAATCGTCAGATGGCTGACATGAATCAGATCTTTGCATTACAGAACTCTATGCAGAATGGCTTTGCCATGAATAGTGCGGCTACTGCTGACCTTCGTTATGCGATTGCTAGCGAGGCATGCAATAATCGTCAGGCCCTGGCTCAGTCTACTCAGCAGATTCTCGATCAGATGTGTCAGGATAAGATCGATGCCAAGAATGAACAGATTGCTAATCTTCGTCAGCAGCTGCAAATGGCTCAGCTCGCAGCTTCTCAGGGTCAGCAGACTGCTCAGATTCTGGCGGATAATGCTGCTCAGACGTTTGCTCTTGAACAGTATCTGGCTCCTGTTCCGAAGCCTGCTTATATTGTTCAGAATCCGAATTGCTGCAGCCAGAATTTCGGATGCGGATGCGGTTGTGGAGTCTAATCCCCTATTAAAATCATAAGAAGAGCTAATGCCAAAGCTCTTTCATTTCGTGTAAAACGATATTGATTGGAGGAAATCAAAATGGCAGAATATGGATATACTGAATCGCAGATTATTCAGCCTGGGGCTGCTGCAATTCTTCAAGACATTCGGCCATGCCAGAAATGCCCTCAGCAAGTTGTGCATGATAATCAAACGCCAAACTTAATTCTTAGAGGTCTGGTTAGAAATACTGCCTGCTGCAATCCCAAAGCACAGTATACGGTTGCCTTTAACGGTAATATTGCTGTTCCTGAAGGAGGAACCGCTGGTGAAATTCAACTGGCCTTAAGCGTTAATGGATTTGTTCGTCCGTTGACTATCGCTGCTGCAACTCCGACGGTAGTTAGCTCTTTCTGGCATGTCGGGGGCGATACTACAATCGATGTTCCGGCTGGATGTTGTATCGATGTGGCTCTCGTAAATGCTTCGGTTAGTGCAACTCCAGGAACGACACCTGCACCAGCAATCGAAGCACGAAATCTGAATGTTAAAGTTAATCGCGTGGCTTAAGGAGGGACAAGGATATGGAAGAATTAAAAAATCTCAAGCGGGTTGTCCTTAATGAACTCCGTAAGCTGGATTCACAAATGGCCAACAAAGAAGAATTCTCAGATTCTGAGGCTAGAAAATATGATTGCCTTACTCATGCTCTGAAGTGTCATTTAACGGCAGAGGCCATGCTCGAAGCTGAAGAGCCCGGAGAAGAAGGTATCAGTGAAAAACGAGGCCGCGGGGCGGACGGACGATATGTTAGTCGCCTTGGAGCAGATTCGTCAGCTAAAATGAGCTATGGTGATGGGTATTCTCGTGGATACTCTGAAGCTATGTCTCAAATGAATCACGACAATTATAGTGGTCATTATCCTGTTGCACCTTACTACGATCGTCCTTTACGGTGGTGATATTAAATGGCAATTATAGCAAATTTCACAAATGGTAGTACCAAAGCTTTCACCGAAAGTGTTTACCAATATGATAAGGGTCAGCGTCTAATTCTTAAAGGCATTGAAATTGGTGAGCATAGTGAAATTCATTTCTCAAATGAAGAACATGGTGGTATTGCAATTCCTGCAGTAATTCAAAATGGAAGTGCATTAATACCAAACGGCTTACTTGAAACTGGTAAATATATCTATGCTTGGCTGTATGCTGAAGTACCTCAAGAGGAACCTCAGCCTGAGCCCGAGCCTGATATTTCTGAAGATCCTCAAGATTCCCAAGATGAGGGTGAAGAAGAGGAAGGCAGTAGTGAAGATGAACCGGTCATTGAGGCAACGGATATTCAAACTCTTTATGAAGTAGTAATTCCTGTTATCACAAGACCTCTTGTTGTTCGTCCGTACTATCCGACTGATGGCGAAGGTATGTTTGCTGAACAGTATACTGTTGAAGATGAGACACTGATATTTATTAAAAAGTAAACTGAGGTGTTAATATGGCTGATTACGTTGTTTCACATATAACAATGCGTGATGGAAAGACCATCGAGCTTAAAGATGCAGTTGCTCGTGCGGCAATTGCTGGCGGTACTTATTTCCTTGGGATTACTGAAACAGCACTTGTTGATGGCTCGTCTACAAATCCAATTACCGTTGATGGTGAAAGCGTAATCGCCGCAAATGGTAATCAAGTTATTTATAACAATAAGGAATTTGTCTATATTGCCAAAGACGAGCGTTGGCATGAACTTGGAGATTTAACGGGATTAACGATGCCGGTGCTTACAACTTCCATCGAAGGGGAAAATTTAATCCTTGGATGGACACCAGGCGTAATTTCCTGATGAATTTCATATAAGTAATGCTTTAAAAGGGGAAGGCCTTCTAGTAATAGAGGGTCTTCTCTTTTTAAACATGGATTTATTTTTTTTCGCATATAGAACATGGCTATAAATGAGGGAGGCTCAATATGCTTCCCTTATATTTTTAAGGAGGTGCAACTAAAATGGCTTTAGACACATACGAAAGACTTGTATTAGTTGGCTGGATTGATCGAATTCGTAACACATTATCAGACACAACCATCGAACGGCTGCACAATACTTATAAGCGGAAAGACCCTAATGTTCAACGAGTCAATGTTAATGTTCAAAAACGTTATGTTGGAGAAGCTTATCTACTTCTAGAAGCGGCTTCTACTCAAAAAGCAAATGAAGTTGAAGTATATGGTTGCATGGCACATCTTCTAATGTGCTTAGACTCTGAAAAATATGATCTAGATATTAAAAGGTATAAAACTGATTATCATGATTTTTTAGATGCAGTTACTAGAAAATATTTAAAGAAATGAGGGCTAATTATGTCCAACTTTAAAAAACAGATTCTTAAGATTTTAAACCATTTTTTGATGCATTATGATCAAATGTGGGCTTACCATGAGAATAAGCATTGCACTCGTAATAACCACTATAGTGACTATGCCGAATATATGTGGTTAGCATGTAATCATATTCGAAGAAAAATTAAGAAAACAGAAATTGAGATTAATGACTGGAATGATATTTACCAGATACTTAATGAAGCATATGATCATTTTAGTAATTTAGTAAACTGTGATAAAGCTGCCGGCCGTAAGGATCTGGAAAAAGCACACACGAATTGGTGTAAGTCATTGACTGCCTTAAAGGGTAGGCTTTAAACGATTGAGAAAAAAAGCTAGTATGATATTTTATAAGCGCCACAAACGTGGCGTTTCTTTTTTGCCACGCGTGATCAACATGGATATTAATGGAACAGAGATGAACCAAATTACTAAGTACTCACATAAAAGAAAGAGAGGAAAACACAATGAATAATAATGTTAATGAAAAATGGGACAAGTTAGAAGCTGTAATCGATGCTAATATGGATGCATGGAAGAAAGAATACAATTTGACCGATGAACAGGAGCAAGCGCTTCATGATGTTATCCGTGGACTTAAAGTACTCGGTGTTGATCCGTCTTATGTTCCAGGTTACCAAATGATTTGTCCGTGCTAACAACACGGACTTCTTTTTTTGACCACGCGCGATCAACATGGATATTAATGGAACACAATACTATAAATTAAAAGGAGGATAAAAAGATGTTTATTGTGGAGTTGATAAAGGCATTTATACGCAAGGATGAAAAAGAGGAAATCCCTGTTAAGGTGCACAAGATCGACATCAATAAACTTCCCAAGGAATCCCAGGAATGGATTAGAAGGTGTTACAACAAAAAGAACGGTATAAAAGATTCTGCTGTGTGAAAAACACAGCATCTTTTTTTTCGCACGTGAAACATGCTCTTTAATGAGAAAGGAGGTATATTTATATGACTAGTAATGAATGGAATGACTATAGAAAGAAGTACCAAGAATTGTTGAAAATTGATGATGAAATTCAAATAATTCGTAAATGCGAGAATTTGTCGTCCCCATATAGTTCATATTATAATGGCCTCGAAATTGACGAATTACAAACTAAAAAAGAGACACTCATGGTAGCAATGAATGTTACACAATATGGTGGTATTTATATTCCTCGTTAAATTAACGGGGAATAATATTTTGTCCTAAAACGTTCAAAAAACATGTCATTTAATGGGAGACTAATCTATGTACTACTCTGATTACATAAAAGTATGAAAGGAGAATAAAAATGACTAAACTAGGATGGATTGTTTTAGGAGCAGCAGCACTGGCTTTAGGTCTTTTGACCGTTAAAGTCTGCGTTGACGAACAAGATCGAGAATTGGTTACCCGATCGGCTAATGCCCGTCGAGAAGCCATCGAACGTGAGAAATTCGAAAAAGAAATGGAAATTTATAGGAAAAATAGTATCAAAGCTCAGCGTTTAGCTGATCAAATTCGGATCTATCTGGAAAGTGACGAATATGATATTTCTCAAGGAATTAATGTTGATTTAGAGTTGGATGCAGATGGACTCCTAGTCAGTACAAATGTAAGCGAAAATAAGAAAAATACAGATTCGTAAGCATTGAAAAAAAATAAAGGCGACGAGTACAAGTCGTCTTTATCTTTTTCGCGTATAAAACAAGCTCTTTAATGGAACAGATTTTATACTAACACTACTGACAAAATGAAGGGAGAAAATCAAAATGGAAGAATTTAATTACAAACAGGTAATCACTCATAGCACAATTTTTCATGCTGATGATGTATTTGGTGTGGCTATGTGCCGACTGATAAATCCGGATATTAAAATTATTCGGACTTTGGATGTCGAAGAAGCACTTAAGCGCGCCGCAAATATTGGTGAGGAAGCACTCGTATTTGATATCGGAATGGGAAAATACGATCACCATCAGGAAGATAAAGCATTCCGAAAAGCCGATCCTGGAAGAGATCCAATTCCGTATTGCGGTTTTGGACTTTTGTGGAGAGACTTTGGGCATTTACTGTGTCCGGACAGAACTGCCTGGGCTAAAGTGGATAATACTTTAGTTGTCGGAATCGATAAAGCTGATAATGGCGTTCAGCAGAATCTGTTGTCCTCTACAATTAAGGTTATGAACCCTAATTGGAATGATAATAGCTCTGAAGATGTAAATTTTCATAGAGCTATGCAGGTTGCTATGATCCTTTTGAAGGCTCATATCGATCATGCAAATTCCATTGTAGAAGCACGAGAAAAAGTTCTCAGCTGCTATTTTGGGGGAAACATATTGGTACTGGATACCTATCTGCCTTGGGCGGATACTGTCCAATCCGATGTTAGACTTAAGGATGTATTATTTACAGTATATCCTTCAACAAGAGGAGGATGGAATGTTCAAACGGTCCCTAAAAATCCTGGATCGTTTGTAAATAGAATGGATTTTCCGACTGACTGGCTCGGTCATGCTGATCCTGACAGAGGAATCCATTTTGCTCATACAGCAAACTTCTTAATTGCTTGTGATACTAAAGAGCAGGCATTAAGAGTCGCTGAGGAAGCCGTTGAAGCCGGATCTAACAATTACAGACTTGTGGGATCCATTTAAAAATGTAAAGAGCACTTATACAGGTGCTCTTTCTTTTCTCACAGTTTTAGGAGGATTAAATCAAAATGGAAGCAAGTAAAGAGCCAAATTGGGATGAATGGAAGAAGACATTAGGCGCAAACTTTTTGCACAAGCCGCAATCAAATTTAGACCAACTTCAACTAAAAGAATCGTATGACCAAAAGGGCTGGGACACGATAACCTTGACTACGGACGAACTTCACCAAATTTCTCAAATTACAAATCCTTATATTCAAGAGGATCCTAACTATTTTAATTTGAAATATGTTGCACTCCGTAAAATTAAATTTATTTTTAGAGAAGAAACCTACTATTTTTCAGTTATTAGCTCTAATATGCTTCATATTCGCATTTGGGAGCAAAGTCCTGAACTTCAACGCTTTTCTGTAGATTGTGATATTAAAGTATTTCCAAATCAAACAGGTCATGCATTATTCGAATTAAAAAATGTAAACAGCAATAGTGCAGTTACGAAATTTTTACGAGAAGAAGATGGGGACAGCGGTTTATATAACTATGAAACCATGGCTATGCTTTTTCTATTACTTAATTGCTTTTTCTTTCATTTCAAAGACGTTGCTTTCAAAGTAAAAGAAATTCAATGCCAAGGCCCTAGTCGAAAAGTGCAGTATCCTCATTCTACTGTCGAAACACGAACCATTCGTCTGGTCAATCAGTATAAGCTCAGAAAAAATTGGCAAGTAAAGGTCGAACGAAAGAAGACCGAAATTCAATGTCAAGCATGGGGCGTACGTGGCCATTTTAGACACTACAAAAATGGTAAGGTGGTATTTGTTCGGCCGTATGTTAAAGGCAAGCAGCGTGAAGAGTATAAAGGAAAGATTTATCAATTACTTCCAAAAGGGGAAAATTCTATATGAAAAAATTTGAACAATGGTGTCCTAAAGAAGTTTGTCAAAATGGAACCTGTGAATACAATTTAAAGAATAATCCACACCCAGAAAACATTCATAAGGTGTCAATGGACATTCCTAAATATTGCCCGCTGAGGGCGGAAAAGAGGAAAGAGCGGGATGAACGACTTCATAAAATTCATAGACAAGCTTACAAGTGATGAGGCTATTCATGTATCAATTTATTGCAGTAAAACACTTGATTGGTGTATTACAGTGTGGAAAAAAGGATGCGCCGAAGATTATCCAGGAACTAAGACCTCTACAGATGGAAAAGACGCTATTTTGTGTGATGTGCAAAGTTCTGATATTGAACTATGTTTTGCTAAAGCACAGGTTGCTGTTAAAGAATGGTTGATTAAATACAAGGGCGGATACTAAGTGCTAAGGAGGATTATTATGAATAATAAAAATGCTTGCCAAGTTATATTCCATGCTGAAGGCTTTGATCCGCAAACAGATTTGCCTGATATGCAATGGGAACTACTCAAATCTGAATTCGTTACCATGTATAATGCTTTTGCTGATGGCACAAATTCCATACTAGAAAAAATAAATCATATATGGAATAATTATGAATACATTAAGTTATCAAACAATATTGTTTCTATTTTTGAATGCGAAATGGCAATGGACATCCTCGATTATTCCAATATCACATACGAAGATTGGGTTGAAAAAAATTATAATGAAGTGGTTGAAGCTATCAATGCAGGAATGAGTCCCTTTTTTCATCTCACAGCTTATATTTTTAGGGATGGAAATAGTCCTACATTTAGGGCTAAGATAAAAGACCATGATGATTGGACTATATACATTACACTTGAGCCAATATGTGAAGAGGAGGATAGCGATGATTGATGCCAATATTGAACAAGAAATTTGGAATCGTCTATTTTTAACAATTAAAAACCCATGCGGAGTTGCCGCTATTATGGGAAATTTAATGTTAGAAAGCTCTCTAAATCCTTTATGCATGACTGGAGCGAACAGGAAATATTATGTCGATTCCAGAACATACGCCGATTTAGTTAACCATGATACCCTTGATCGAAAATCTTTTTCTAAAGATGGCATTGCATTTGGATTAGCCCAATGGTGCTATTATACACGTAAGGAAGCACTATATGATTTTGCTAAAGGAAAAGATATTGGTAGCCCGGAAGTACAAATTGATTTTTTACTTACGGAAATGCCTAAGTATAAAACAGTTTGGGAAGCCGTTATCAATGCTACAGATATTATTACTCCTTGCAATATCATCATGAAAAAGTATGAAAAACCTGCTAAAACGGATCAAGCTGCATTAGATAGACGAGTTGATGAGGCTTGCAAATATTACTTAAAATACTCCACAAATAGCTCAACGGCTGCAAAAGAATTGAAAAAGATGGTCGTTACAACTATGAATAAAGTAAATATTCGACTTGGAAATGGCACCAATTTTGGAATAGTTACGCAAATTGAAAATAAAAGGACTATGTATCCTTGGGTGGCTACTTCAGAAAATGGATGGCATGCTATTTTATATAAAAACCGAGTCTTATGGGTAAGTGGAGAATATTCAGTTATAGAAGAAGTATATTGAAGGAGATAGTTATGAAAAAAATTCCAACTTTATTTGAAAGAGAATACGATGGGCATCGAAAAGTAGGGATCAAACCAGAATTGTCTGACCCTTCTTTGCAATGGGTGCTTGATGGAGAAGGGGAAGCAACATTAAAACTTGATGGCGCTTGTTGTGCTATCCTGGATGGCAAATTTTATAGGCGTTATGATGCAAAGAAAGGAAAACAACCTCCTGAAGGAGCAATTCCTTGTTGCCATCCAGATCCTGTAACAGGTCATTGGCCTCATTGGGTTCCTGTCAAAGAGGATGATCCGGATTCAAAATGGTATATTGAAGCTCTAAAGCATACCGGACATGAGCTCGAAGATGGAACCTACGAAGTTATCGGCCCCCATTTTCAAGGTAATCCTTATAATATGACTTTAGATGTACTTGTAAGGCACGGAGATGTACGACTTGTAGTTGATAGATCATTCGAAGGTTTACGCCATTATCTTGAAGAAACTCCAATTGAAGGAATTGTATTCTGGAAAGATGGAGAACCGCAATGCAAAATTAAGCGTTCTGATTTTGGATTTGAATGGCCAGTCAATGGACAAAAATATTGGGGCTAAGAGATTAAAGTAAAAAAGATCCCAAAAAGGAAATATTGATATTTTAAAGGAGAGAAATATTATGGCTAAGAAACTTAAGGCAATGACTTTTCCGGCGACCGTGTCTATTTTAGGTACCCCATGGAGAATTGAAGTACGAGATCGCATGAAAGATAAAGATCTAAAAGATTCGCATGCCGATGGATATTCATCATTCCCTGAAAGATTAATTGTTATTGCTGATCTTTCCATAGACCCTATATTCGCTGAAGATGAACAGGGTTTTATTGATGAACTTATGAAGCGGTGTCTTAGGCATGAAATCGTACATGCTTTTTTAGATGAAAGTGGACTATGTCATGATGCTTCTCGCTTTTCTGGTCCTTGGCCGAAAAATGAAGAAATGGTTGATTGGATATCTCTTCAAGGCCCGAAAATTGCAAAAGCTTGGCATGAATGTGGTATTTTTGAATCATTTTAAGCACGCGCAAAAAACATATGCATAAATGGAACTGATAAGGTATCTTATGCCAGTTCTATTTTCTTTTGAAAGAAGGATCATATATGCCTGAAGAAAAAATAACGTCTATACCAATAGCTGATATACTTATTCGCTATCAGGATATATACAAAGCAGTTAATGACTTCTGTTTTTCAAAAGAGGCAGATCATATGATTGAGACTTGCTCGGATTCTAAACGAGCAGGTTTTACTTTGGGATTAATGACTGCAGCCATGATCATTAATCGTGATGCCCCCAAATTGCTTGTTTATAACCAGGGATTAAAAGATTTTTATGATCTGGCTTTAAGCAAAGGACCATCAGGCGTACTTATATCAAAGGAAGAGGAAAATCAAAATGGAAGCGAAGAATAATATTATTATTGAAGCATCTATTATCCCAGCTGAGGAATATGAAGGAATGGAAAAAATTATAGTCCGTTTCGATGATAATCTTCCTCATAAGCATAGTTTTACAGACTGGACAGTTCTCAAAACATTTTATGCTGGTGAGATTTCTATTCTCCCTTATATGCTGATTGGCAAAACTAAAGAAGAGGCTTTGCTTTTTCTTGAGAGAAATTGAAAGGAGCAACCTATTTATGAAAATTGTAAGAGCTGGATACCAAATTTTAAATATGGATCTTGATGATCCCAAATGTGCAAGTGATATTTATAAGGCCATCGAAAAAGCTGGCCGCACTTGCTACAAAAGTGAAGCCAAGATTACAGATGAAAGTGCGGAAAAGTTTGTAAGAGGGCTTCGCAATAATCATCATGATGCAATGCTAGAGCATGCAATTATGACTGTTAAGTTCATCAATGACCGCGGAGTTTCTCACGAGATGGTTCGTCACCGTCCGTGTAGTTTTGCCCAAGAAAGTACTCGGTATTGCAATTATTCTGATGACCGGTTTGGTCATGAAATTACGGTAATCCGGCCTTGTTTCTTTGATGAAATTTCAGATGAACGTGCTGCTGAAATTATTCGACTTTACGAGGAGAATCTGAAATCTGGCATTTATGAAACCTTTACTCCAAGAGAAAGGCAATACATCGATTGGTATTATGCCTGTCTTTGTGCTGATGAGTCTTATTTTGAAATGCTGGAAGATGGTGCAACTCCTCAAGAAGCGCGTTCCGTTCTCCCCAATAGCCTTAAAACAGAGATTGTGATAACGGCTAATATGAGGGAATGGCGTCATATTTTGAATCTGCGTGCGGCCGGCACTACAGGAAAGCCCCATCCTCAGATGTTAGAGGTTATGGTTCCCCTGCTGAATGAACTGCGAATGAAACTCCCGGCGCTTTTCGATGATATCAAACCTTTGGAGGAATAAAAATGTCGGCTGCTCGGTTTATTTCCTTATGGCATCTTCAAAATAGAATGAAATTTGATACACTTTTAAAAGAGAAACATCCTGAGCAAAAGGAGCTTCTCGATAAAAAGATTTCAGAAACTAAAGAGTTGATAGTCAAAACCGTAATGCAAATGGATGAAAACTTAGCAGCAACTATCTATTTAAAAACCTAATAATTAATAGGAGGCACACTATGGCAGATGGTGCAAAAGTGGATAATGTAAATCGCCCAGCACATTATACTTTTGGCGAAATCGAGGTTATTGACTATATTCGCGATAAACTCACTCCTGAGCAATTCGAAGGATTTTGCATTGGGAATGTCTTAAAGTATGTTTCTCGTTATGGGCACAAAAACGGCGTAGAAGATTTGAAAAAAGCAGGTGTTTATTTGAACTGGGGAACTGAAGCCTGCGAGAAGCGTGAAAAGGAAGAATTATATTCTTTTAAGCCTTCAGATGAATCTTCAACATAATTTTTGACCATTTCTTTTCCCTTCCTTTCTTTCAAACATGAGTGGCTGGAATAGACGTATGTTTCTTTGTGGGGGTAAAGTGACATGCGGCAAATATGATTGAGGGCTGACAGTCATATTTGTAGTAGACGCTGAATGTTGTCTGGAGAGTAACACACAGGGAGTGACAACCTAAAACCGCTCATGGTTACTCATGTAAGGTGGAAATCCTTACCTCATGTTTGATTATGATTAAATAGGAGAATAAAATAATGAGTAAAATTGTGGACTTTGATAATCTTATAGTTAATCATTTTACTACATTACAAGAAGTATTATATTCAGATATTTCATATGCAATAGGTCATATGGTCGGCACCTGCCACAATGTAATGTATCTCAATGAACTAAATGAAGGTTATCCATCTAATTTCTTTATTTCATTTGGCTATTCAAATGAAAAATCATATGAAAAAACATGGGCATTAAAAGTAGAAAATGATGATAGCTCAAAAGATATGACTATTATATCGATTCATGATATATTTGATGTCCACAATAAAGCTAAATTCTTTTCAGATGCATTCCTGATTTTTTATATGGAATGGAAATATCCAAATGGATTTAAATCTGAAAAATAATTTAAATGTGCGCATATGGCGGAATGGCAGACGCCCGAGACTTAAAATCTTGTGCTCTCAGTAGCGTGTGGGTTCGAGTCCCACTATGCGCACCATTAAAATGCACCTATGGCGGGTAGGTTCAAATCCTACTGGGCCAGTTATATTTTAGAAAGGAGTCAAACTTGGCAAACATGATGTTCAATGAATTTTTAAAGTCCATTAAATACGTATGTATGACTTTGTTAGAATTTGTATTGCTTTTTCTTACTGGGCTTTCCCTTTTATCCAGCTTGGGATTGCTAATTCTTTTGCTCGGCGGTTATTCGGGGATTCCTTGGTTTATTATCATATCTCCATTAGGCATAATTCTCTTTGGCGCATTGCTTGAAATTATCGATCCAGAGGCATACTATGAATGACAAGGAAACTGCAACGCTTGTCTACAATACTTTTTCATGGATCATGAATAATATGGTGGATAAGTTGACTCCAGACGAAGCGAACTTTGTTGCTAAGGTTATTCAGGAATCATCATTAGTTGTTGAAGAATGGCAAGAAGGAGAATAAAAATGAGAAACAAGCCTTATTAATGCACCTATGGCGGAACAGGTAGACGCGCATGGTTCAGGTCCATGTATCTTAGGATGTGTAGGTTCAACTCCTATTAGGTGCACCATTGTAGACCGTACTAATAATACTAAATAATGCCTGGTGCGTTACTTTTGAATTTGCTAGAAAGCCATGTACGTGCAACGTTGTGTACATGTTATTCAAAAGGGAAAGGGCATTAATCTCGAGATTTTAGTATGAATATGGTCTACATTTGCAGGGTGGCGGAATAGAACGAATATGTACAGTTCGGGAACTTAATAGAGTCCTATTAAAAATGTGTTAGGCCGACACTACTTTATTAAGAGTCCAGTAGACGCTGGGTCAGATAGGTACGATCCTACGCGTGCACCAGAGCGTTTAGGGGCATGACGAGGATGGAGCGATGATACACAGAAAACATGGAGGTACTATCATGTAAGGTGGAAATCCTTACCCCTGCACCTTATAGGCGTATAGTGTAAAAGGCAGCACAACAGACTTTGACTCTGTTAGAGTAGGTTCGAATCCTACTACGCCCGTAATAAAAGAAAGGACGGAATGAAAATGGCAACTAAACCAGCAAATTCCAAAAAAATTTATGATTGCATTATAACAAATCCTAGATATTTTGCAGACAATGTTTTGAGAGCAACCGAAAATGAAATTGGTTATAAAGTGTGTTATTATCGTAATCAAGATGATGTCGCTATTCCAGTTATTATTAAACTCCAGATTCTTAAAAATGCATGGCAAACTGTTTATGGTGATCCATTTTTAGAGCTTTATTCCAAGCATCGGTGCGATATAGCAAAAGTTATAGAGTTCATATCATATTATACTGGAAAACCAATGGTTTTTGAAGGGCCAGCATTTTCATTTCATGATCCAGAGTTTTCATATTTTAAAGGAATAATTGTTCATCCTTACTGGAGATTCGATTTTTCCTTAAATGTATGCGGATCAGGAATCCATTATTTTAAGCATAAAAAAAGTGCCTTAATTTATGCCGATGTTTTATGTCGAACAAGGCATAATGCAAAGATACGAAAAAATGCTTATAAGTCAAAGGAGGCACTTTTTTAAAATGAAAAATATTTCTGGCTATTTTAAATGTCCAAATTGCGGAAGCACAATATTTTTCAGAGATGATGATGAACAAATTACTTGTTCTTATTGTGGCTCGATGCTGGTTCGCGAAAAAAATGAATATGAAAAGAGTTTAGAATTCTTTCGAAAGAAGGCAATAGCTGAAAGTGCTGAATCAGAAAAAGCTCCAATTCATTCAATTTCTGGCCAAAAGATATTGGCTTTGATAACCGGACTTTGTATTATTGTCGGAATTATTTGTCATTTCTTACGCATCTAAAACATGCGCTTAAATAGGAAGGGAGGTTAGAATTATGCTAACTATCAAAGATGTAAATGCCCGGTATGAGTTATTGCTGGAGAAGAAAAAGAATCTCCAAGCCGTTTCTCATGTGATTCAGGATGCATCAAAAGACCTTAACATTGAAATTTCGACCGGTAATGTAAAACTAATGGAAGATTTAATTGAACAAACTGGTCAATTTAAAGTTCTTAAGGCCGATTATGTTGCAACATTTGAATCCTTTGAAAAGCAGTTGAAAGACTCTGGTTTTACAGATGATGCAATTTACTACATGACCGAGATGTTGAAATTTGAAAACTTGAAGCATGATCAAAGATAACCCAATCCAAAGATTAAAGGAATACGTAATTTAAAACGTGTTCCTTTCTTTTATTAAAAGGAGGAATTTTTAATGTCTAATATTATTATTGAAATGAGAAACTGGGACGATATCAAATGGTATATGAATGAAGGATTCCATATTTCCGAGATGGCCGGAGTAGAATTTCCTGGTTATATTACTTTACAGGTTGATTTGTCAGAGCCTGTTCAAAATGAAAGCATTCGCAATCTGGTTCTGCATGCGAGAGAAAAAGGAGTCGATATCAAAACGGATGATCCGAATGCTTTGGAAATGTTAAAACTTCCTCCCGATACTCCTAAAGCAGAAAATACTAGTGCCTCAGAGAAGGCAGAAAAAAATCTTGCAAACCGGCCGAATATTGAACGGCAAGAGCAGCTTAAAAAATGTAATGCTTTCTTTCTGAAAGTTGCAGAAAAGCTGAAAGATACTCATATCATTGCCAGCGCTTCTCACCGTTGGATTTCTGCATGCTTGATTCCTAAAGGCACTGAAGAGCAACTCACCTATCATAGTAAACCTGTGAATAGTCTGCGAGTTGCATGCAATTGGAACTGGCGAGCATCTTCTAAACGGTGTAAAGATGAAAAATATATTCAGTGCCATACAGATGATCTTCCATGGGCAAGGAAGAAGGAATCTGATGGATCAGCCAGCAAACCTATTTGGGGTAATATGGTTGGATATTTTGATGCCGATCAAAAATATCATTGCGTTTATGGAGAAAAATTCAATCGCGAGACCAAAACTTGGGAATGGGTTGAAGGCGATCCGGATGCCGTAGCAGAAATGATGAAATCTAAAATGAATGAAAAATCGGCTACGGATATTTAATTTTACTTATTAATAGATTTAGATTATAATCAAAAGAGCTAGTTGGTGTAAAAGTGGCGAAGCTAGATAGACTTACTTCTCCAAAATATGCTTTGGGACCACAAAGAGTCTATCAATATAACCTAAAAACGTGGGCATGCTTACTTCTACGCATATATAATAACGGCTAATCACTAGTCACTTTTATGCCGAGCGTAACAATAACCTCTGATTTTAATCAAAATCTTTTATGATAAAGCTAGTGAGGCTTACTTCTTTATAAAGGCTGATACCCTTGTGCAAATAAGAGTCTCACAATATGTCGGAAAATGCATGCAAAGCTATGATAGGCTTACTTCTATGAAAAGACTGTTAATCTTCTAATAGTTATCAAATTTATTGCATGCGAGCAATAGCTAGATGGACTTACTTCTACAATATATTGGCTAAAATATTTAGTTCATCAACATCATGAAAAGGAGCAAATAACTATGTTAGATATTTATCGGGATTTCTTATTTACTAAACATATTCTGGTTTGCAATAAATGTGATGAAAATAATATTGAAGAAAATTATACTCCGCTGGATGTTATTATTACTCTAGGACAGAAATTTGGGATTCATATTACTGAAAATCCCCAGCTTGCGAATGTCCATATGATTCGTGATGCCCAGGTCTGTTTAGGAGAAGATGTGCCTGAACCTTTTTATCGTGGGTTTCCAAGAACAGTAAGAGATCTGATTCCTGCTGATCTTCGTCTTATGGACCAGGTCTACCATTATATTCAAACTTATGGTTTTGGATGGTTCGATCAACCTGGACATTCTGTAGCAGAAGCCACATTAGGTCGTGAAAATTTTGAACGGCTTGTATATAATGAAAACATTAAGCCGAAAGAATTCAAGATTTTGAATGAATACGAAGCTGAGCAAGTTTTGATTACTTCTTTGCAAGACATGCTTAGCTTGAATCGCCCTTTAAGTGAAATGTGGGAAAAATTAATTGAACAAGGATATCGTGATTACACGACTCGCATTTTGCCTAAGAACATGCCCTGTAAAGAGACAGTTATCGGTCTTTTATACAAATTCAAAGAACTTGAATTCTGCAAATATTTGAAGCTTTCCGATATCATTAAATTGGTTCGCTATATTCAGTGGACTCAATATCACAGCGAAAATTTGAAAGCTTTGAACCTTAAAAATCAGGATAGAAAATTTATTACTGCTGTGATTGACTATTTCAATACTGCAAGTGTGAACCAATGCAATTTCTCGGAATGTTTTGAAAAACGAAAGATCTGGTGTGGTCTATTTCATCATCTTCATTACAAACCGAAATCAAAGCTTATGCAGGCATTTGTAATTGATATCCGGAGTAATGTAAATCACTCGACCTATTCAAGGTTTGAACAGCTTATGAAGGAGAACAAACCGGCAGAAGCTGCAAAAGTTTTAGTTGCTGAAAAAGGTCCATCTGCTTTAGTGCGGCATTTGAATTATATTCTTAGTCGCTGTGTCCTGGAATCGGATCTTAAGGAGGTAATAAAATGTCTAGAGTAAATCCAGTTGTATTAATTCAGATGATGCTTAAGTATCATTATGACGCAATCACCCCAACTTCTGGGGCTAGAACGTTTACCTTTATGCATAACCATCGAATGACTGTGCATAAAGAAAGCACAGAAGAAGTTCAAAGGCGTAAAAGCCATTTGAATTCTTTTAAGCTTAGTTCTGCAAAAATGGCTCTTAAAGAAAGCTTAAAGCGGACATTAGCTGGACGGCTTGGAAAGGTATGGATTGCCCCAGGAATGGAAAGAATCGCAGTTCCATTGACTATGTCAACTGGAGAAACTGGATATGGGGTTCTTCCTACTGGGAGTCATATACCAATTCCTAATGGTCAATTTGTCAGGGCTTTTACCTATTGGGAAAAAGTTAATGACATTGACCTAAGCTGCATTGGTCTTGATTGCAATGGGAACCAGACAGAATTCAGTTGGAGGACCATGCCTAATAGGTGGTCTGGAGCTGCAATAGTATTTTCTGGTGACCAGACTAGTGGCTACAATGGCGGAAGCGAATATTATGATATAGATATTGAGGCCTTTAAAAAGACATATCCGAATATTCGATACATTGTACTGTGTAACAATGTATATACACATGGTGGTCAATTCAATGAGTGCGACTGCATAGCAGGTTTTATGATCCGTGATAAGGATCCCAACCAATTTATATTTAAGGGTGAAAGGGGTCCGGTTTATGGTGCTCTTTCTCTTCCGCAACCAGTGATATTCGATCCCAAAACGGTCGAAACATCTTTTAGAATAACTTCAGAATCGAGCTTTGTATATCTGTTCGCCTTAGATTTAGAAGCTCGAGAAATGATCTGGCTTAACCTGGCTCGTTCTGGGAGCACTCGAGTCGCTGGGGCAACACAATTGGATTTCTTGAAGAGATACTTCACGATTACGGACGTAATCAATCTCAGAGATCTTTACGCATGGTCTGGTACTGTCGTAGATGATCCTACTGAGGCTGATGTGGTCGTAAGTGACAAAGAGATCAATGGTCTGTTGAAAGAAAATTGTGATTGGGTAGCTAGTTGGGATTTCGAGAAAATCCTCAAGTTCATTTCGTCATAATTTTCTTGCTTCATTCTTCTATAAAACTTATATTTATAAGTCGATGAGGTACCTATGGTGATATAAAGTTGAAGATAAATCACCATTTATGCACGCGTGATCAACATGGATATTAATGGAATAAACATGAAGGAGGTTAATAACCATGTTGAGACAAACTACAAAGAGGCAGTTGCACTGGACTTTTTTTGATAGAGCGAAGGTCTGTAGCGACTCTCGAGAAGCCTATTTAGAGGTAAGAAAAATGAATGGGCGATATAAGAGAGAAGAAAAGCAAAACCCGAGTATTCTACCATTAAAGGCGACAGTGAATCCACTGCCTGGAGGAATGGCAGAGATCTTAATTTGGTATGGCCGTTAATGAATTCCTCGAAATCCCGTGTAAAAAACACGGGATATTTTTTTTTCGATTATAAATATCGCGAGATAAACATGTATATTAATGGGAAACACTATACTAGATAAATACAAAAGAAAGGAGAAAAACAATGAAAAACACAATGGAACTTATTAATGAGCTTAATGCTCAAACTAACGAATTGTGGAAAATGAATCTGTCATTTGAAGACAAGATGGCATTGTACACAAAACTGGTTCACAAAACGAACCGTGCCTGCAGAAGGCATAAAATGGCGACTGCGTGGTTAAATGCAAAAGCATTATACCGCTCATTCTGCATTCTGGTCTGTGTGGTTTTTTACCAAATTAAATAAGGAGGAAAATTATATGGACATTGAAGTGACTATTTCAGATATGAAAAAGGAACTCAAAAAGATAAAACCTGCTTTACAACTAAGTGAAGCAAAAGTGAAAACTCTGCAAGCGGATTTTGAAAAAGCACGAGATGCTTTAGATAAAGCTGTAGCAGAAAGAGACGCATGCAAAGCAGATATAGATGCGCTAGAAATGGCAATTGAAGCACTAGAATCTGGAAACTTTGCTGCTCAAAAGGCAGCGAAAAAGAACCCTATAAATGAAAAACCTGTCAAAGTAAGTAAGGCAGATGAAAGAAAAAATGCTAATAAAAAAGCTCATGTATTGAAGTTAAATCAATATGATAATGTGCTTGACCGATGGCCTACACAAAAGGCCGCAGCAAGAGGCATGAACTGGGATCAATCCAGCGTATGCAAATTTATGAAATTGAGCAAAGAGGTTCAATTAAAAAGAAAAGGTTTCTATTTGGCATGGGATTGCTAAATCAAAAGTATAAGGTCGACATGGCCTTATACTTTTTTCGCATATAAAACATGTCCTTTAATGGGAGTAGCTTAGACTATGCCTAGAAAGGAGATTCAAAATGAAAGTGGAAATTAATGGTTTAATTGTAATTGCAGTTTTTGGTATTATTGTCTATCTGGGAGTTGACAAAATAGTAAAAACGGTGGAAGGAGTTTTAAACCCTAAGTCTATAAAAGAATCTAATGCATAAAAAGCAAAAGCAGCCCATATAAAGAAGCTAAATGATTAACAGCTTCTTTATATTTTTTTAAAAAAAAAAAGGAGGAACAATAAAATGTTCAAAGCTGTAAAAATTGATATGCATTTTGGTAGAAAATCCTATAGAAAATCTCGATGGAGAAAAAGTGCTATGCGAGAAGTAAAGCGTCTTATAAAAGCATATCCAGATACAAAATCAATTACAGTTATAATTTAAGGAGGAATATCCACAATGATAAAGGGATATAAAGCTTTTGAAGCAGATATGACCTGTCGTGGTAAACGATATGAATCCTACAAAACTTATGAAGAAAATGGCCGTGGAATTTGTAAACCTGGGACAATGCATTTTTGTGAAACGCCTTTAGATTGCTTTGATTATTATCCAATATTAGATAAACAAGCGAGGCCCTACGCATTTGCACATGTCAAAGCATTGGGAAATACTCTTTTTAGGCATGGGAACAAAAGAGCTACACAAAAGTTATATATTGGCCGAAAAATTTCACTTCACACTTTTATAAAAATAGGACTTGATAAATTATCGGAAAAATTAACTCAATGGTCTGCAGCAACTACACGATATGGGCGATATATGTATGAGCTTTTACGTAATACAATACATGCAGAAATTACTGAAAATCAGATAAATGCCTCATTTGAATATGCAAAAGCTCGAATCGGCATCATTGGAGCTGACAATAGCATTAGCGCTTCTACATCAGAAGCGACTATTGCGAGTACAGGAAGTTGCAATCATATCGCCACATCTAGTTGTATATCAAAAATTGCAGATACTGGACAGCATACAAGAATCGCAACGACTGGAGGATGTTCAAAGATTGCTGCTTTAGGTGAGGATGCTCAAATCGTTAGTACAACTTCTGGATCACGGTACTATACTTCTGGAGATGAGTCCGTTATATGTTGCACTGGATCAAATGCTGTTATACGAATGGACGGCAAACGATCTATTGGAGTAGCTACTGGATGTTTTTCTAGAGTTAGTGGAAAAATAGGAGATTGGATTGTTTTAGCTGAATGGACTTTATATAAAACTGACCAATCTGGGGAATGCGTATGGATACCTGTTTGTGTAAAAGCCGTTCAAATAGATGGCAAAATTTTAAAGCCTAATGTTTTATATTGTTTAAGAGATGGGAATATTGTTGAATTTGATGAAGAGGAAGGAGTTTTTCCAATATGAAAGAGCATGTTGTTTTAATTCTTGGTGGCCTTGCAGTAGCCCTTGCTGCTGCCGCATTAGGTGTAGTTTGTGTAGAATCTCGAAAAGTTAATAAACAGCTTAATGCAACTGATGCTGAAAATAAAAAAGCCACCACAAAATTAAATTCCGTAATCAAAGATTTGGCAGATAAAACTGAAATTCAGGTTAAAGAAGAAGTTGTGAACAAGGCAGTTCAGCAAGCAGTTAATCGAGAAGTTCCTGAAGCAGTTCGTGAGAATGTACGAAACATTCGCAATGATATTTTTACAGAGATCAATTCTGAGACACGTTTAGAAATTGCAACTCAACGAGATAAACTTATACCTCAAATTGATCAAAAGCTTCGTGAAGAAATAGATCTAATAAATAAAGATGCTATTATCAAAGATGTCCAAGCTCGATCGGTTGAATTAACTATGGACAGACTTACAGATGATCTCAATGCAATTAAGGCAAAATATGAGAAAAAGTTAGAAACTGCCTACAATGAGATGATTTCTAATTACAGAGAAAAATTAGATCGTCGAATTGACACAATGGATATTCTGGACTGGCAACGGCTTGGCTATCGTATTTATCGAATTTAAAAAGGAGATCTATTATGTCTAGATCGTGTAAAAATGGTAAAGAACTAAGAGAAAGGGATTTGCAGATTTTTCATCAATGGCATGATCTTGGTAAAACATCCACCGAGATTGTTAAAGACTATGATTTAAGTCTTATTCGAGTCCAGCAAATTCTTCAACAGGAACGTAAAAGGCATTATATTAATAAAACCCCTATCAGATCCCTACCTATTTTAGTTGACCGTTTGAATAAATTGTATGAAAATATGATTTACGGTTATTGCCATCAAAATCTTTCAATTGATGGCATTATCAAACGCGTGGTTGGAAATTTATATTTTATAAATAATGAACAGGGGGCTAGAGATTTAATTGCCTGGCTACGAGGTACAACTTTTGAAAACTTGCGCACAATTAAAGGATTAGGACGGACGAAAATTAATATATTAATCAAAATCCGGGACGATTTAAGATCTCAAAGGATTAATGCAGATGATTTATTAATTGGGGTTCAACATATTTATAGCTGAGGTGACAAATATGCCTATGTTGGTTCGCTGTTTAAAGTACGATTGTTTTGCTAATATCTGTGGAACGCAATGCAAAATTTTAAATGAAGGTTACCCTAATGGAAATTGTCCTTTTCATAAGACTCAAGAGGAATTTGATCGCGACAAAGAAAAAGCTCATGACATATTAGTGTCTAAAGGCTTAAACAATCTCGTTCAGATCTATGAGTATAATCCCCAGCGCAGATGGTAATCCGTGTACAAAACATGCTAATAAATGAGATGAAGCTGTAAAAATTTTAAAAAGGAGCTGGTATTTTATGTTGAATAAGTTATTGTTACCTATTGGAATTATCGCAGCAGTTGCAGTTGTAGGAATTGGTATCAAGATCAAGAAAGATCATGATGACCGTGAAGCGATTCAAAATGAACAAAATAATACCGATGAAAATGGTAATATTGTAGTTCGTATTGGATCTAATGGACGTGAAATCCAGCGGAATATTGAACGGATTAAATATGCGATGGCAAAGTCTGAACCCGGAACGCCTGAATATGAGACTCTGAGTGACGAGTTGCAAAAAGCATATGAAATAATGAAAAAATATAAAGAATCAAAATTTTATATAGAACCGAAGGTGATGGCAACCCTTGTAGTGGTTGGCGCAATCGGATTATTCGCGATCTGTTTGAGCCAAGAAGATCCAACAGCAATTAAAATAGCCCAATTTATATCAAAACTATTTAGATTAGGATAAAATAGCGATTTTATAAATCGTCAGCTGAATCTCGATAATGAGGGGAGTTTAAAATGGAAACAACTCCTCTCATTATTTTCAGATCAGAAAGGAGATATAAAATGAGATATTTTACAAAATACTTAGCTATTGCGCTTATTTTATTTCTTTTTGTTGTAGGCATATTAATTGCTGCACGGACAGCTAATGCTGAAGATGAGCTTAGAGAAATGTATGCCATTTGCCAACCCGATGATTTTATTTATATTAGGCTTCATCCTAGTCGAAAAAGTGAAGTCGCGGGATATTTGATGCCTGGTGAAATCGTAACCATTAGTAATAAAGTAAAAAATGGTTATGCATATTGCCCTAATTTATCAAATGAAGCTGGAGAAGGATGGGTTTATACAGGATATCTAACCGAAGACGAACCTGAACCTCTCGATGGTGAAGGATATTGCATCATTTCAAAAGCCAGAGTAGCTTGTAGAAAATGCATCAACGGGGATCGTCTTAAATGGCTTCATAATGGTGACCATTTGAAGGTTTGGTATAAAACAGAAGAATGGTCAGTTACTAATCGTGGTTTTGTTATGACTAAGTATTTGGAGGAGGATCCTTAATATGGTAACTGTTTTACATTATCAATGGAATAAGGATCCGGATGTATATTTTGGAACAACTGATCATTCAGAAAAGAAAATCCTTAAAGGTCTACGAGAAGATGACTTAATAGTCACAAGATCATCTGATAAAGATTGGCCTGGGCAAAGTAATCCAAGATATACTATTCATCATTGGGATGTAAAAAGAAGGTGAGCCAATGCCTAGCAGAAAAAGTATGGAACAAGTAATGACTTGGCTTAATAGTAAGGCAGCAGATAAAAATAGTTTGGATGGAATAAATGCTGAACTATGTATTTCTGTCATTAATGAACTGCGAATGCGATTAGAACGCTTAGGTGTACAGTTTTATAATATTAAACAGAGTACAAAAGCAACTCTTCAAAGACAACCTACAACTAGACGAATCGATCAAAATGAAAATACTTCTACCTGCCAAGAAATACTTTTTTAAAAAGGGGGTAAAACAAAATGCTTACAACTGTCAAAGAGATCAATTCAGAAATTGTCAAAGTAGAATCTAGAAAATCCGCATTATTGAATGTATTTAATAATTCTAGTCAAAAAGACACATCATTACCTTTAAATAAAGATATGGCATTAGATATCATTAGGTTTCTAGAAAAATATGAAGAAATGCTCAAAGGTATTTCCGTTGATATTCCACTTCTTAATCAATTTTGAACAAGAAGCCTTGAAATAGAGCTCGCAACGCGTTTATCCGCTTCTAGAGGTGACACATTAAGTAACACTATAGCAGAAGCTGCCGATTAAGAAAGGAGATTTTTAAATGGCTATGGAATTAGTTTGGTATGAGGTATTAGATTTTACTTCATATATAACTAAATATCCTAAAGATTGGTTTTATAGAAATGGTCGTAATATTAATGCAAAGTATAGTCCTGTATTGGAGCCGCTAGGCTTATATTCAACAGAAGAAAAAGCTATGGAAAAACTTCGTAAATTCGCCGAAGAAAAGGGTATACCTTTTGATGAAAACTTTTGTAAGCTAGAATTGAGCTATCCTTATTTTTATGAAAATTCATATAATGTTGCTTGTTTCTCAATCGGCGAGGTAGGAATATGGTTTAATGCTAATGACGAACCGGTTAAAAATATTCGTGATGATTTGTATTATGGTACGGGTGCTTTTATTATTAAGAAAGTGATGACTTTAGACGAAGACTAAGGAGGCTATTATTATGCAGGACCAATCCTTTAAAAAGAATTTTATAATTCCAACAAGGCCATTTGATGATTCGTTTCGTCTATATTCTAGAAAAGATATTGGCTTTAATCCAGGGTTGACGGCATTAGTCGGTTGCAATGGATCTGGAAAATCTACATTATTAACTTTACTAAACGATCAGCTTATGTCTATAGCAAGAAAGGACAAATCTATTTTGCTTTTATGCTATGACGATAAAGGTCCAGATGGAAGCGCTAATCTTGCTTCAAAATTTTCATTTTTTCAACGATTCGATCTTGTGTCGCAAGCCATGACTGAATCTGAAGGCGAAAAGATAATGCATGGCATATGTGAACAAGCTAGACACATTGGCCATAAAATTAAAACAAAACGCACATCTGAATCTAAAGATTATAAAGAAATTTGGATTCTATTAGACGCAGTTGGGTCCGGATTATCAATTGATGGTATCTTAAGTATAAAAGAAGATCTTGTTAAAGTCGTCATAGAGGACAATCCGGGTACTGACGTATATTTCATTATTTCAACAAATGAGTATGAATTCGCAAACGGAGAAGATTGTCTCGACGTTACTACATTTAATCATGTGAGGTTTAAGACGTATGAAGAGTATAAAAAATTTATTCTTAAGACTCAGGAAAAGAAGCAAAAACGGGAAGAGCGGTGGCAAAAACAAGCCAGAGTTCCGTGATATTTTTGAAAAATGGATAGCTCAGCACTATGGTGAAGATTATATTTCTGAAGCTCTTAATATGTACGACACCTTAAATAATGGAGGTGTTATTGGCGATTTTCGAGTAACAACTGCGTTCTTGGAACTTCTCGCTACAGTTAAGAAAGATACTGGATATTCGTGAGGTGAATTAAATGTATAAAAGCGAATTAAATGGTAGAACTCCAGTTGCATTTGAGCCGGTTATGTTATCTTGCCCACCAGACTGTGGTGGAACTGATTTTGATGAAGTTGTGTATGCACCTGTTTGCCCAAAATGTCGACATCAATTTGGAGCTTTGGAACATGATGAGGTTTGCAAAAATTGCGGAACTAAATTATTTTGGAATATTTTACCGCCTTATTTATTAAGTAAATAAGAGGTGATTTATATGAATTGCAAAAATTGTGGAGCACCAATTCCATGGAGATCTCATACTTGCGAATATTGTGACTCATCCATTAGTCAAGCAGAGTATGTGACTAATCAGCACGCAACAGGTGATTTAAAAAGACATTGCCCTATTTGTGGAAGTACTGAATATTCTGTGTTAACAATGCAGCAGGCTCCTGATGTTTTTATTGGAGATAGCGGAGTAATGGTACAGTGCGACCAATGCAAATACCATACAAAGTTTCATACTTTCAATCCTTTTGATATTGATTCGGCACCTATTGATCTTGTTATTATGGAAGCCCTTGATGAGTTTGATCCTAATTATATTCCTCCAGATCGAACAATTTTATATGCTGACGGAAGAATTTATGCTATTTTGTAAAGGAGAGATAATATTATGTTGCATTACTCACATCCATTTCCTAATTCTCAGGCTACGCAAATTGTGGACGATCACGAGTTTAAAGGTTTTTCTTTTGAACCAGGGCACCTTTTGATTACTAAGACAGAAAATAATAATACTGGATCCCCGGCTTTACTGTTTGGAAGAACCTTAAAAAAGCATAGACCAGGAAGAGAAAACATTATTCTTGCCGATGATGATATTGTTGAACAGATCTTTGGTCTGGATTTTGACACAATTCAACAAGTAACCTCTCTTATTAAAATGCTTCAATCCATAAAGAAGGATATGAAAGAAAATGAAAAAGCTAAAAAAGAAGCTCCAAATGATATTAAATAGACCATTTTGCCTTCATGACTATCGTTTATCAACTCCAATGGAAACAGCGATATTTGGTATGGTTCATCAAATTTGTACTAAGTGTGGAAAAACTGAATTATAGAAGGTGAAAATATGAATATATCAGCTAAAGTTGATGAAGTATTTGGAAACCAATTAGCGACGTTATTTGCAGCAGAAATTAGTGATGAAGATTTGTTAGCCACTGCTCGCAAAGCCTACAATGAGTTAAATACTAAAGGTCCTTATAATAGAGATTCACGATTTGAAGAAATTTTAAAAGATAAATTAGTTAAACGCTATGTCCAAAAAATCGAAGAGTTTCTTTCTTTACCTGCAGTTGAAGAAGAAGTAAACGAAAGGGCCAAGCGAATTATTTCGGCTGCTCATAACAAGGCTGAAGAAATTCTAACAAATAATTTGGCAGAAGGTATGGCTAAAAGTGCAACTTATAATTTGGATGTTGCTATGCTATCATCAGCTCTCCATCAGAATTTATACGAACTTCAGAATCGTGGACATATTTAAGAGGAGGTCATTTAGATGGCTCAAAAAATTATTGCTTGTATTCTGGTAGCTATGCTAACTCTTATGTTACTCTCATCTGTTGCCTTCGGGGAAGATTTTCATTTTCGCAATGATATTTCATTTGGCGATAGTATAGATACTATTCTAGAGAAAGAGGGCCAAACATTTGAAGTATATGGCGATAAAGTATTTAGCCCATATATGACCTTGAGCGGGATACCTAATTCTACTATTACATACTTTTTTGACAATCATAAACTTAACAAGATTTTTATTAGTTATAGAGTTCGCAGTTCAAAAAATATTGATACTATGATGGATCCATATAATATGATCGAAGAGGGACTCGAACAGAAATACGGACCTGCGATCACCAATTTAAACGATATGATCTTTTATCGTGGGAACCTTTTGGATCCAGATCACAATGCTGCTCGAACTTATTATGCAGTAAGTCAGAGAACATTGGTTAATGACGATTCTATTATTGTGATAGAGCATGCTCTATATAAGAATTCTGGGAACCGACATTCCTTATTCTATATTTATCTTCCGATTACGGACGATAAAGATAATACAGTAATAAAAGATCTTTAAAAAAGGATGATATTTATGCAGATGACATATGGTGAATTTTATAACTCCGTAGTTAGGTCATTGCACCTTAAAGGGAAAGTAGAGGATTATAGACCTACTTATATTACGCCGGAAACAAAAGAAGTAAATGGTGAAATAACCGATAATTCATACCAAATTCCTGCGGCAATTACAATTACTCTAAAAAATGGAGATAAAATTGTTTATATTTTAAGGAAGAAAGAAACATGAATATTTTTACTAGAATTATCATCAGATGGAGACTTCATAAAATTCAAAAGGCTACAAGTATTAAGTTAACCAAAAAACAAAAGCAAGTTGTTCTTAATCATAACTATCCGTATCCATATCAATGGAAAGATTGGGACAGAGGAACAGGAAAAACAGTTGCCGCTATCTTTTGGACAATGCTTTGGCGTAATACTTATATTTTGAGAGGCAATGAACGTGAGATTGTATTCTTAAAGCATTTTGCCGAGCATCATAATATAAGCCCTTTTTTATGCCCTTATGGCAGGAATCAGGACGAAGAATTAAATTTTGCTATTCCAGATCCGGACCTTATGAAATTTCCATCATACGATATGCTAGATTGGCTTCTAAAAGAATACAATAAATATGCCATTAAATGCGAAGAAAAGAATATTTGGGTATCTCAAATACGAAAATAGGAGCATATTAACAATGACTGAAAAGAATAAACGAGGATATTTTGGTATTGGAATTTTTAATGCCAAAAATGCTAAAAATATTGGTACCTTGTGGCGTAGCGCTAACATTTTAGGTGCACAATTTATTTTTACAATTGGAAAACGTTATTCTAATCAATGTAGCGATACCATGAAAACTCAAAAGCATATTCCTTTGTTTCATTATGCAAACTGGGAGGATTTCAAAAAGCACATCCCATGTGATTGCCCGGTTATAGCAATTGAGTTAGATGAGAATAGTATACCTATACAAAGATTCATTCATCCTGAAAGATGTATTTATCTTTTAGGAGCAGAAGATAGTGGTATCTCTAAAAAAGTTTTAAACGATTGCTATACTATTGTGCAACTTCCTGGAGATCATTGCATGAATGTCTCTACTGCTGGAAGTATTGTAATGTATGACCGTTTTGTTAAAAATAATCCATAAAACACGCATTATAAACATATCTATTAATGGGATAAAACCCTAATATTTAAAAGGAGGCTTTACAAATGAATATCGGAAAAGCATTGGGAATTATTGGTCTGACTATTGTTGGATCTATTCTGGCCGCTGTTGGCGTGCGGGTAACGTTGAATGCAATCGACGGAAAACCGTTGCTGGAAGCGCCGAATAGGAGCATTGAAATCGGACTGGCACTGCCCGAACCTGCAAAGACCGAAACCGTAAAAAACAATAAGCCTGCACAGAAAAAGTAAGGGATTATGACCGTGAATTAGGAGATCAGAAAAACTGGTCTCCTGATTTTTTTTTTTTCAAGGGGTAGATTTATATGCTCAGATTCTGTCATATTATTCATAAGTCGTTTAAATGTCTAGGATGTTGGCTATTCGGCCATGAATACGAGATAAAAGACTTTTGTATCATATGCGTACATTGTGGAAAAGAATTAAGGAGATAAGTTATGGCTGCTCCAAATACGAATAAACGGCCTATCATTCGAAAAACAAGTGGCAATCGAATTCTTTATATTTGTCCTCGATGCAAAAGTATATGGACTCAGAAAAAGAAAATGTACAAAAATTTATGCCTTAAATGTGGCCAATATTTAGATTGGACAGGTATGGATAATATTGATTGTGTGTTTCTCGTATGCCAGAATATGGAAGAAGCATATTATAGTGCTAAGAAATATGAAGAAATTGTTGGTACGAGTTATGGCTTAGATTTAGAACAGTGGAGATTAAAAAATAAGAAGTTTTGGCCACAAACTTTATATTTCCCTTTTTTAGATCATAAAGATTACGGACGTTTTATGCGATGGGTAGCAAAAGAAGGACCAACCAGATTAAAAATGGATTAAAAGACGAGGAGTAAAAATATGGATACCTATAGCAATAATAAAATCCTTGAACGTCTAGAGCAACACCATGATTGGCTTGTACAAGTTGGTAATACATATGCCTCACCATTTTTAAAACAACGATGTGATAGTCAGGAACTTACAAGTAACACTATTCTTGGCGATTCTATAGTCAGATACCATTTAAAAGATTTTTTGATTCGAAATCTATCGACCTTAGAATTGCCTAATTATTTTGGTGATGGAGGTACAAAAATTAATTTTGCTTCCGGAGAATGCATTAAGCACTACGTATTCACCAAAGAAATTTTTCCTCAAGTGGCATTTGATGGAGTATATTTTGAAAATTGTACATTTATTGACTGCTCTTTTATGTCACTTAATTTATCGAAAACTGTCTTTAAAAAATGTATATTCAAAAATTGTGACTTTGGTCATGTTACATTCGTAAATTGTTTTTGCGAGCGTACTGATTTTATTGATTGCTTATTTACAGATTCATGTGCTAAGGAATCAAAATTTACGAGTGATATATTTGTAAGTTGCGGTCTTTTTGAGTTCACAATGCACAAAATAAATGCAAAATTCACTCAATTCGTTGACTGTGGATTACCTGGGGATATTCCAAAAGATGCATTTATTGAATGGCCAAAATGGGAAAGGAATTGTCCAGATACTGGTTCTTTTATTGGCTGGAAAAAATAAGATTTTATGCTGAAAATAAATATGACGGACGCATGTACTCTGGAGATGCTTTAGCCAAACTAGAAATTCAAGAAGATGCACAACGTTCAAATGCTTTTGGAAGAAAATGCAGATGCAGTAAAGCAAAAGTTTTAGAAATTCTATTAATCAGAAATAGTTCGTGTTTTTATGAATTGGTTAATGAATTAACGGATCCTAAAACCATTTTAGGTTTTAATTTCATCTATTATAGTAACTTTAATGAGAACTTTCATTATCAAATAGGTGATATTATTGTACCTGATGCTTTTGATCCAAATCCATTAAATGAATGCAGCAATGGAATTCATTTCTTTATGACTAAAGAAGAAGCAATGGAATACACATTATAAAAGGAGTATGAATATGAATACTTTTGAGGAAAACTATCTGCTCCCTAAGAAACTCGAAGAGCATAAAAAATGGTTAGATGTTATTGACACATGCAGAAAAGACCTTTTTAGAAAACAAAATTATGATAAAATGTATGACCTAGAATCAAGAGATTTTTTACTAAAGCCATTATATGCTGGGGATGAAGATTATTATGGACTATTGGAGGATAATAAACATTTAAGAGCTGATTTTTCTGAAAAAACAATTAACGAATGGAATGTTGTTGATGCAAATCTTAGAGGTGCTATCTTTAAAGGCGCCTTTTTCAAAAAATGTGTATTTGTTAATTGTACTTTAACGAAATGCGATTTCACAGGAGCAACATTTATTGAATGCATATTTGTGAAATGCGATTTATCTGAAACTATTTTCTCAGCTATGCGTTTGACAAGAACAAAAATGACTAACTGCCGCCTCTATGATAATAAGGTTGATAATGCTATTTTTTACGACTCTCGGTTTTTCGACTGTTGGATTTTAGGCATGCAAATAGATCATTCGGATTTCAGTGAAACAACATTTATTGGCGGTCAGACTCATTTTAATTTGACAGATACATCTTTCGATCAAGGAGAACCTGATATTCCTCAACTGTGCCCATCTGAAGGATCTTTTATTGGTTGGAAGAAATGCCTCGTAAGGTGCAAAGACGATATTGATGATGAAGAACAGTATTCTTCATATGAGGTAATCTTAAAACTACAGATCGAAGAAGATGCCAAAAGATCGAATGCATTTTGTCGAAAATGTAGATGCAGCAAAGCGCGTGTAATCGGAGTGTATAATATACTGACTGGCCAGCCAACCAAAATCGATGATGAGCATTTTGTAATTTGTAGTTATTTTGATAATGATTTTATTTATGAACTTAATAAAACGGTTGAGGTCCCAGACTTTAATGAAGACCGTTGGATTACGTGTGCATCAGGCATTCATTTCTTTATGACTCAAAAAGAGGCTGCAGAATACATGTATTAAAAGGAGAAATAATATATGGATGCATCTATAGCCATTAAAGAGCTCGAGGGAGCTATCTACTGCGGAGACTTCTTTTCTAAAAGTGAAATAGCAATTAAAAATAAATATCGCGAATATGCAAAATTAATACATCCTGATGTATGCAAACTGCCAAATGCTGAAGCTGCATTTCAAAAGCTAAATGAATTATATAGTGCCGCTCTAGAAGCTATTCAAAATGGTACATGGAAAAAGAAGAATTGTTTGCAAATCAATAATGAAGTTATTGAATACAAAAACGAAAGCCATTTTGAATTGGGCATGCGGTACTCTGGATCTAATAAATTAGTATTTATATTTGATCCGGACAAATCTATTTGGTGTAATAGATTTATTGCATCACGGCCCTCTCTTGCAAATGATCCCGACAAAATGAAAAAAATATATTCATGTCGTATGCCAAGATTTATTAAACGGGTATTAGTCTCTAATGGAGCATCTCAAGAAGCAATAATCTTGGCTAAGGAACCATCAGAGTATCCATTTGATTTGTTCCTAAAAACATATGAGAACCAATTAGATGGAAGAGATATTGCTTGGATGATCAGTCGTATGATTGATCTATGTTGTTTCTTATACACCCATGATATCGTACATAATGGAATAACTATTGATTCATTATATATTGATCCAGAACAGCATAGTATGCATTTATATGGCGGATGGCAATATGCGGTTCCTATTGGTGGGAAAATGACTGGCACGACCAAAGAGATTTATAATCTCATGTCATCAGTGTCAAAGACTACAAAAGAAGCAACCCCGACAACGGATATCGAGTCCGTAAAATTGATTGCTCGAATGCTTTGTAAAAAAGCTAAAGACATTCCGATAGATATTTTAAAATGGGCAGATTCTGGGAGTTCTGATGATCCTATTAAGGAATATCGTAATTGGAATGATACTTTAACTAAGGCATATGGAACTAGACAATTTAAAATCTTTCATGCTGATGCTGTCCAGATATATTCTGAAAAATAATTGGCAAGCTATATGCAACAAATCCAGTTATCTGGATTTTTAATATATAATCTTATATTTTATAACATGAAAGGGGACATCACAATGGGACAGTCGAACGAGGTAAACTTTGAAGAAATGGCAAATCAGCCAGTGTATCAGAAAGAGAAGGTTTTTTGTAAAGATAAAACCTCTCTGGAGACATGCGTATGCTGGCAACCGGGAATTGTTATGATGATGCATATTTCCGATGCCGATGTCAAACTGGAGCCTGATAATTGGATCGTAGTGCGTACTGACAATAAAGATCAGGCAGATGAGGGAGCCAAAGAAATTTACACTAACGTTGTATTCCATGAGAGATTTACGCTTGCGGCTGCAATATTTGAAGAAGCTACAGCTGCTAGAAAAGAGGAGGAAGTTGTAAATGGGAACCGGTAATTTTACTGTTCAAGATTGGACAAGTTATGCGACTAAAAATGTTAATAATAAGTCTACAGAGGAAATTTATACTGCTTCTACAATGGATTCTGAGTTCGATCCAAAAGGTGTTATGAGAGAAAGTCGCGACAGTGATGACCATCCCAATTCCACTCCGATTATTATCGGTCTGGATGTTACGGGAAGCATGAGTGATATCCTTCAGGCCGTGGCTACTCAGCTTGGTGATCTGGTTCTACAGATTTTGGATCGTAAGCCTGTTGATGATCCGCAAATTATGTTTAATGCCATTGGTGATGCAAGATGCGGAGATAGGTATCCTCTTCAGTGCACTCAGTTTGAAAGCGATATCCGAATTGCCGAGCAGTTGACTCAGTTATTCTTTGAAGAAGGCGGCGGAGGAAATGGCTTTGAAAGTTATCCTCTTACTTGGTATTTTGCAGCGAATCATACTAGTATTGACTCGTTTGAAAAGAGAAATAAAAAGGGCTTTATATTTACCATGGGCGATGATAGTTATCCTGAGGTTCTGACAAGGGACGAGATCAAGCGAATCTTTGGAGAAGATATTGAAAAAGACAGTCTTCCTATCAGCGAGGTTTTAAGTCAGGTCAACCGTAAATATGAAGTCTTCCATCTTTGTCTTAAAGAAGGATGGAATATGGCTCATGGATGGAATCCTAATTCTGGTGAACAAGTCATTGCCGATTGGAAAGCTATTCTTGGAGAGAGAGCTATTCCTGTAAGTGACTATAGAAAAGTTCCGCAGATTATAGTATCTATTCTGGAATCCATGGCTGGTAAATCTCTGGATGATATTGTTGCTTCTTGGGATGGTAGCACAGGTATCGTTGTTCGTGAAGCGCTAGCTGGACTTACAACTAAAACTGCCAATTCTGAGTTAGTTGAATTCTAAAAAGATTATATTAAAAGGAGCAAATGCAATATGTTTTTACTTATTTTCGCCCTTGCGATTCTCGGTGCTGGTATTGGTGTCTCAACCCACTTTGCAAGTCAGGGAAAACGACTGCAAAAGAAAATTGATGAAGGTTCTCAGCGCTATGATGACGATGATGTTCGCACCTATACAAAATGGGTTCTTCCGATTCGTGTGATATCGGTTGCATTGTGTGTTTTAATCCTTCTTTTAAGTGTCATTACGATTGTTCCGACTGGATATACAGGAATTAAGACCACATTCGGAAAAGTCGAAAATGATACTTTACCTTCAGGCATTAATTTTAAAATGCCTTGGCAAAATGTAATTGCTATGGATAATCGTGAACAGAGAACTCCTTTTGAGCTTCAAGCATTCTCTAAAGATATTCAGCAAGTAGTTCTCCAAGGCTCCATTAATGTCAACATTGATAAAACAACAGCAATGAATCTCTATCGGGAAGTTGGTGTCGACTATCCTACAATTCTTGTCGGACCGAGAGTTCAGGAAGATGTTAAGATTGTCATTGCTAGATATACTGCAGAAAAACTTGTTGAAAATCGGCAGGCCTGTTCCGATCAGATTTATGAATTGCTGAAAACGGAACTTGCTGAAAAAGGAATTAATGTTATTTCCTTCGCTATTGAAAATATTGATTTTACAGATGCGTTTGAATCTGCAGTTGAAGCGAAACAGGTAGCAACTCAGGAAAAGCAGAAAGCACAGACCGATCAGGAACGACAGACAATGGAAATGCAACAGAAAGCCGAACGTGATCGGATCCAGGCTCAGGCTGCTGCCGATGTCCAGAAAATTGAAGCCGATGCAAAAGCCTATGCTGTTAAAGTCGAAGCTGAAGCTCAGGCAGAGGCCAACAAGAAGATTGCTGAAACTCTTAGTGATGCTCTTGTGAAGTATAACACTGTTAATCAGTGGAATGGCAAGCTCCCTACTGTGACATCTGGAGATTCGGCAAATAATATTATCGATCTGAGATCTTTGGTTGGAACTGAAGAATGAAGTATCCGTATAGAATGAGACCTCCGCTTTTTAAACTAAGAAGATGGATTCGTCATTTATTTCTAGGAGAATACAAATCTCAAAAATGCATATATTGTGTGTATTTTCATATAAGATTTCATGGAGTTTTAGGATTCTCTTCTTGTTTAAAAAATCAAGGCTACAATACTGGGGAAAATCCTAAAAGGTTTCATTGCGGTGATTTCAATGATTTATGGTAGCCTATTATATTCAAAATTTGAGGTGATATATTATGAGACGATTAATGAATTTCGGTCCGGATCCTTGCGAATTCGATAATCCGTATGATGCGGTAAAGGACGCTATCTTCAAAGATATTCCGTATCCCACTGGTAGTTATCTTGTGCAAATGAAGATCAAAGCTGCATATGAACCAGAGGATAAATATCAGGATATTACGGAGCTTCTTATCGATGATCGCGAAAAATCTTCTGACGAACCTTCCTATGTTTGGGAAAATGATTGGTGGGAAGGCGAAGAAGATCTTATCATTGTGGCAGTAGCAAAAATTGAGGACATCGATTTGTCTGCAGAATTTCCCTTCGAATGATATTTTTGCGGGTGGCGGAATAGGTAGACGCAAGATGGCTTGAGATAGGATATAGAGGAAGAGAACTATGATACGTAGAGGCTCCTATCATGTAGGGTGACAGAAATTCAAATCCCTACCCCGCATTTATAATTCAAAAGAAAGTGGTGATAATAATGAGTGCGCAATATGATATATATTTGCAAAACCATATTGAAAATGTTAAAAAGGGCTTTGATTGGTTGGTAGATCATGAACTGGTTGATGAATCAGCCATTGAAGTTACACGCGAACTTATATCTCATCATGACGACAGCAAACGATCTGCCCAAGAATATGATGCATATGATGAATATTTTTATGGACCAGAGCAAACAGCTGATATTAAAGAAGCTTTTGATTATGCATGGCTCCATCATATTCATAATAATCCGCATCACTGGCAGCATTGGGTACTTCATGAAGATGACAGTCCCGTGCTTAAAGGCTTAGAGATGCCAATTGAATACATTTATGAAATGGTATGCGACTGGTGGAGCTTTAGCTGGGCCAAAGGCGATTTAAATGAAATATTTGATTGGTACGTTAAGCATGAAAAGAAAATGGTCATGCATCCCACAACGAAAAGACAAGTCGAATATTTAATTGACAATATTTATGATATTCTGAAAAAAGAAGAAAATGAATAAAAAGGAGTAAAAACATGAATATCATCAAAGCTGGAAGTATGTATAAAATTTATGGAGAAGATGTTCAAACCTTTTCTCATCTTCCGGTTAAAACATACAGGATTTGCTTTAGCCAGATGAATGGGTATTCCTTAGAAACAATGGACGATTTAGCCATTACTGAAGAAAAAATTTATGGAAATAGTATTGTTAAAGTACATAAAGCTATGAACTCTTATAAGATCGCAAATAGGAATTTTGGTGTTCTATTAAGTGGTCCTAAAGGAATTGGTAAAAGCCTTTTCCTGAGACTTTTGGCTAGAGAAGGCATTCATGAAGGATATCCTGTACTTATGGTTACGATGGCTTCTCCTGGTCTTCCGGATTTTATCTCTTCCATTAAGCAGGATTGTCTTGTTATATTTGATGAATTCGAAAAACTCTTTACTACGACCGAAGACGGACGCGGAGAACAGGAACAACTTTTATCCCTGTTTGATGGACTTGATGGTGGACATAAGATGTTCATTAGCACATGCAATGATGTTAATCAGATCAGTGAATACATGCTTAATAGACCTGGGCGCTTTCATTATCATTTTGTTCTATCTTCGCCAGCTCCTGATGAAGTGCGGGAATATTTGAAAGATAAATTAGATCCTAAGTATCATGAGATTATTCAGGATGTAGTTAATCTGTCCAGTGCTATTAATATGCCTTATGACTATCTGAGAGCTATCGTCTTCGATTTAAACCAGGGGCATAGCCTTAAAGAGACAATGAACGATCTGAATATTACTAAAGAGGCTACTAGGTTCGATATCCAAGTTAAATTAAGCAATGGCCTTGTTTATGAATGCCATGATGAGTACATTGATTTTACTAATAAAAACCTGGATCACTTTGTAGGTCGCAATTATAAAGTCGAAGGCCATATTCCGGGTGAAATTGTTGTATATTTCTATCCAAATAAGGTGAAAATTGTTAATGGTCTCCTTACGATTAATAAAACTGACATTCTTCCTATTGATTGGAAGCGCCACATTAATCCATTTTCTGATAACGAGGACATGCTGAAGTTTCTTAAAGAATATCAAGATAATGTTACTATCGAAAATATTATATTTAAGAGGTCTCTTATGTCATCTGTATCTCACTATAGTGTCTAAGAAAGGCAAGAACTATGCAGGATGTGAAAATTGTAATTGGGGCCAACTTTGGGGATGAAGGTAAGGGTCTAATGACTGATTATTTTTGCTCTATGGCTCCTAAACATGAGCGCGTCCTAAATGTTCGATTTAATGGTGGCTCTCAGGCGGGGCATACGGTTGTCTCGCCTGATGGTCGTCGTCATATATTTGGGCATTTTGGAAGCGGAAGTTTCTTACCTAATGTTGCAACCTATTTTTCGGGCGACTTCATTGTAAATCCTATTATATTTAGGAGAGAGTATGAAAAATTAAGCCAATTAAAAATATGCCCAATGGTTTATTGTCATCCCAAATGCATCTTTACAATGCCTCAGGATATGATGGTTAATCAATTTCTGGAAACAAGGCGAGGAAATGCACGTCATGGTAGCTGTGGTATGGGCATTTATGAAACAATTTTACGAAATAAAAATGCTACTCCAGAAAATACAATAAACTACTTATCAGTAGCTTCAGTTGACGGTATGCCTAATATTGATTATTATGATTATGAACGAATAGACAAATTATTAGGTGACCGCTTAACTGATGAAGAAAAAGCTTTAATGATTAATCAAAATATTCACTCTCGATATTGTGAAGATGTACGGTTTTTCCTAGATCATGTAGTTATTAAGGATGAATCTATTTTTGATCAATTCAATTATGTGGTCTTTGAAGGCGCACAAGGTCTGCTACTTGACCAAAATAATATGGATTATTTTCCGCATCTCACTCCGAGTAATACTGGCATACAAAATGTTATACCTTATCTTACAAATGATATGAACATTAAAGTGTGTTATATTACACGGCCATATTTGACACGTCATGGAGCTGGGATACTGCCGAACGAATGTTCTAGGGAAGAAGTAGGTGCCAAAATTGATTTGACAAATCATACAAATGAATGGCAAGGTTCCTTACGATATGGAAAACTTCATTGGCCTAGCCTTATAGAAAGAACCATTGCTGATTTCCAAAAAGTAGGTGATCTTGATGCAAAGCGTGTGATAGCACTTACACACTATGATGAAATGCTTAAGACAGTACAGGATCTTAAAGGACTTGGGGTTACTTATATTTCAGAAGGACCAATGAGGTCAAACATCAGAAATCTATATCGAGAGGTAGATACCTATGAAGAGGAAGAATGATAATTTGAAAATCATTGGTGTTGCAATTGCATTCATTATACTCTTTTGCACTTTTTGTTTTCTAGTAGCTTCTTTTAGTCGATAACATAAAAGGGAGGAAAATTGTCATGAAAAAGCTTAACCGTGGGTATAAAATTGCTGGACTTATTATATTTTTGATTCTAGCACTTGGATTGCTGAGCTCCTGTATGATTGGTAACCGTGGAATTGGTTTAGATACTAAGCAAACTTTTAGATACGCTAATATTTACCTTAATGGGGAGTGGCAAGATGTTAAGGTAAATAGCTGGCGGGATTTTGAAAATTGTGATTCTGTTCAGATTACTATTGACGGAAATACCTATTACACGCATTTGTGCAATGTCGTGCTTATGGAAAATCCTCGTAAGGGTGGAACAAGCAAATGAAAGATATTTTTAAAGAGCTCCTTGGGATTATAGTTGCATTTTGTATGACCATGGCTGTGTTACTTGTCTTATCTGCTTGTATACGAGGGATTTCAATTGTACTTCTTGGCAACTAAACTGCCTCGCGCTGAAAACATGCACATAAATGGAGAACAAATTGCGGGAGTATAAACCCGACGGAGGGCTGCTGAGCTCTGCAAAATGCAGTTTTTAAAACTAGCCGTCAGAATAGCTTAATGGAGGTAAAAAGATCGAAGGATCATTTACAAGAGCGCCCATAAGGGAGACGCAGGTTCGAAGCCTGCAGCAATTTGTTCTCTTTATTTTTTTTAAAAATGAGGGGTGGTGACGATGCCGGATGTAGTATGAATAGTATGACCAAAACTATCCATAATTTGGGTTCTTAAAACAATGTGATATTTTAACTGAAAGGAGCAAATATGCTTGAGCAAAGGAGCCTATGTAGTTGTTGAAGATCCAGGAACATTAACCAAGTTTATCAAAATTTGTATAAGTAAAGGCTACTTACGTAAATTTAATTTGCAATCAGTGTCAAATTGGATTTGCTCAACAACGTATCCGGTTCGTGTACCGATTAAACTTGAATTTATATTTCAACTTGGAGACAATGCTATTGTCAAGCATTTATTTGGAAATCTTATTGAAAAGATGTTGACCAAATGGTTGAAGGAGGCTATGGGAATTACCGACGAGTAATTCCTGAAGAATTATGCATACAATTACGATTGAACTTATTTCTGTAATTTTATTTGTGGTTTTGGCCTTCATGTGTGGATATTCTGCGGGTCATAAAGTAGGCAGAAGAGAAGCCATGCATATGGCGGGCACTTTTATGGCCTCAATCAAGCAAACTTTTGAAGAAATTGCAAAAAATAATTTAAAAAAACGGGAGGAATCTAAGAATTCATTTTTAGAGTTCTTAAATGCCATCGCCCCCATGAATGCACCAACGGGCCAATCGTCAGATAAACCAAAGGAGGATAACCTTGAGTAAACTTAGTTTAATCAAAATGGCAAAACCATTTGTCGTTGTGACGCG